CCATGTAGGTGCACATCGTACGCCCTCCGCGCGCCATCGCAGGGTCGAGGCGGCCCGTTCGGCGTCCTCGACTACGGTGTGGACCATGGACGCGCGGAGGGGCACGGGAGAGGGCCTCCACGCGGCGTGGTCGTTGGGGGTGATCATCGGTCACTCAACGACGCGATTAGCGCCGCGTTCGCTTGGTGATTGATCGCCCATCGCTCGCTCGGGATGTCCATCCACACGTCGCGGGCGATGGCTCCTGCTGTCTCACCGGCATGGCGGAGCATGAACGCATGGTTGTCCACATACTCCCGCGCGACCGTGTATGGGCGCGGGACCAAAGGCGCGAGGTAAGCCCCTACGGTCTTGATTACCTCCTTGCGTGACCGATAGGCCCCGTGGTTGTCCGTGATCCGGTAGCAGAGCACGAAGGCCTCACGGCGCGCTTGCTTGTCGGTCAGCCCGCGAGCAAGGGCGGCGCGGTACTCGGGTTCGTGTTCGGGGTGCATGTTGGCTCCTGCCCTCGAAAGCCCGACCGGTGAGGGTACGGGCTGGGGGTAGTTGGTGGTGGCGGTTAGGCGCGAGATGCGGCCAACGCTCGCGCCGACTTCACATCGCTCTCGGTCCACCCAAGAACAGATAGGGCGCGGGTGCGATCGGCTCCTTCGAGGAACCCGTGCCAGTACGACTCTGCACGGTCGAAGAAGCCAATGACTGCGCTGGTGAGAACGGCTGCGGTTGCGGGGGCACGCCGCTCTGCGTCGGGGGCAATCTCCCAACGGCGGCGCGTGGAACCCGTGAGGCGAAGGGAAATGGTGTTGTTGATAGCGTTCATGTTGTGACTCCGTGTCCGTCGTCGGCTCCATCGCCGCCCGACACAAACCACCTATCCGCGTAGTCTGAATGTGCAACAAAGAATCAGACTACACATCGAAAATAGTTTCATCGCCGGGCTAACCCTCGTCCGGTTGGTAAGGTTCTACCGGCGCAACTGGAGACGACGTTCGAACGTGCGCCCGCCACCTGTTCGCCGTCCGCACCGTGCACCCATCGCGCAGGGCCTCTCGGATGCGCTCGGGTCGGGTGCCGAGGATGCGCGCCACCTCGGACGGGGTAGCGGCACCGGGGGCGAGCGTGGACAGCATTCCGGATACCTCGGCGGGCGTGAGGCGGGGTTCGAAGGGGCGGCCTGGACCGCGAGGGGGGATCACGAGCGCGCATCCGAAAGGCGCTGGTGGGCGTCACACGGATCGGTGTCGCCGAGGTCCACCCAGCCCGCCCAGAGCGCCTGCATCTCGGGCACGTCGAGGGTGCGGCCGTCTACCCCTTCCACGCCACGGATCGTAGCCTCGCGCCACGTCAGGACCGCGAGGAGGTCCACGAGCGCGGACGGGTGTGCCTGGTTGTAGTGCGCGTCGAGGGACGACACCGAGATCCCACGGAGGCGGGACAGGTGGACGTTCGCGGTGGGCGCAAGACCGCCACGGTCGGCGGCAGACAGGACGGCGGATGCGAGGGCGAGAATGGACATAGCGGGCTCTCCTACCGCCGATAGCCCGCCCTCACGACGAGGAGCGGGCTGGGTGGGGGCGGGGTAGTTATGCACGATCGACGTAGATCAGGCTGATGTCCTCGCGGGCAATGTCGGCGGCATCCTCGTCGGTCAGGTCGCGCCGCTCGCCTTCGGTCGGGTCGGCGTGCTTGCAGAGGATCAGGCCGGCCTTGCGGGCGTCGTAAATCGCGGCGCCATAGGTCTCGTGGTCGGCGGCGAAGGTGGTGAGGGAGACGGGGAGGTTGGCGTTCATGGTGTGCTCCGAGGTTGGTTGCGCGCTTCGTTGCTCGCCCCTTCAATGTGCCCCGGCAGGCTGAATCTGGCAAGGGTTAGACAACGAATATTTAGACGATTGTTGAGAGTGCCGTTTCGCTCGCTCTTTAGGCGGGGCTCCACCTTGTACGTGCGGTGAGAGTGGACCCGCCGCACCGCGACGACCTTGGACGGGCGAGCGCCGAGCACCCCGACCGATGCGAGGTGAGGGTGGACCGGCGCGCATGGGGTGAGGGTGGCCGGGCATCGATGCGCGAACCCCTGGCGAGTACAGACACACACATCGCGTCCGGGCGGAACGACCGGCGCGAACCAAGCGGGCTCCACCGTTCGCCGATGGGGTGAGGGTCGGCCCGCGCGGTAGTGGAGGGGAGGCGCGCGGCTGCGGTTGGACGTGCGGCGGTGAGTCAATGAGACAGAGGTCTAAGAGCGCGTGCGCGCGCACGTAGCACGCCGCGTGCCAAGTTTGAGACGTACGCGCGAACCGCCAACGTCGGCGATACTCGATCGCGCCAGCCTGTCAAGCAGCACCGTCGCAACCAACAGTCGGACGCCTGCGTTTTCGCCGAGTGATGTCCGTCCTGAACCGACACAAATCGTGGATGTGACGAATCGTGACAAGTCCGCCGAACGGGTCTGCGACTTGACGCCGACCCCTGGCTATGGTAGCGCGTAGGTGTGGCAAGCTATACCCCCGAAGATCGAGCCAAGGCAATCGGCGCCCTCTACGCGAGCGCGGAAGAGATTGAGGGCGAGCTAATCCCGAACTTTCATGCGACAGGGAAGCGTATCGGACTCGACAACACGACGCTCGAGCTATGGTGGGAGCAGCGGGATAGGGCGCAGGATTCCAAAATTCTCCAAGTCGCCGCTCGCGCGCGTGAGCGGGCCGCCGAGGATGGCGCGTTCCAGTGGTATCGCGACCTACTTGACAACATTCGGAAGCGTACCGAAGAGATCTCGCTTCGGACGGATTGGAGCGACTGCGATGCCGCCGACGCCTCGCGGGGAATCAAAGCTTTGACCGAGGCGGTGGACAAGTTCCCGAGTCTCTACGGAATAAAGACCAATGTGGACGCACCTGACGACGGAAGTACGAGCGGAGATCACGGAGCAGTCAACGGAGCAGTTCAGCGCGCTCTGGAACGGTCTCGATCCCGGTGACCAGGAGTCGATCGTTGGTCGCGCCATCGCGCAGGCCCGGTATCAGCGCCATGAGGATGAGTTCTGCGTCGCCATGTTTCCCGACCGATTCGAGTACGGATGGAGCCCGCTGCACCTTGACTTGCTCGGGCGCGCGTCCTCCAAGCGGTTCTGGCGCGACCGTTTAGCCGTCCGCAACCGCGCCACCGCCGCGCCCCGGTCGAACGCAAAGAGCACTCTCGTCAGTTACGCCGATGTGGTCCACGATGTCTGCTACGGGTTTGAGCGGTTCGTGGTCATCGTCTCGACTACGGCGGCACTTTCGGAGGAGCTTGTCAAAGACCTCTATGAAACGTTCACTTCGCCGGACGCCTATCCAGACCTCCATGCGCTCTACGGGCCGTTCAAGGTCAAGGGCGGGGAAACGGCGTTCGTGGTCCGGTGTCCGAGCGGCGACCCAGCAGGAACGCGTATCTGGCCCACGTCGGTCAACGGTACGATCCGTGGTCAGAAGCACGCCGGTATCCGACCGACCCGCGTGATCCTCGACGACTACGAGCACCCCAAGCGCGTCCTATCGCCGGCCCAGCGTGACTTCGGGTGGTCATTCTTGACGAAGGACGTGATGAAGGCGGGCAGACGGGGCACGATCTACGACATCGTTGGCACCGTGCTCCATGACGATTCGGTGTTGGCGCGCGTGTTGCGCCGACCCGAGTGGGTGGCGCGGAAGTGGAAGGCCATGATCTCGCCGCCGACGAATGAGGCGCTTTGGGAGAAGTGCCGGATGATTTGGGCCGCGCTCGACAACCCCGACCGAGAGACGGATGCGCTCGCCTTCTACGAGGCCAACCGCGCCGAGATGGACGCGGGCGCGGAGGTGTTGTGGGAAGAGGGCCGCCCGTTGTGGGTGCTCATGTGCGCCAAGTGGAGCGACCCGGCAGCGTTCAACAGCGAGGACCAGAACGAACCGCGCGACCCGTCTCGGATGTTCTTCGACGTGTCGGCGTTCGTGCGGTGCCGGTGGGATGCACGCGCCAAGGTCGTCACCCCGCGCCGATGGGATGTGACCGCCGGGGTATGGAAGGACGGCGACCCGATCCCCCTCTCTGGCCTCCGCATCGGGATTTGGCACGACCGCGCGAAGGGCGGCGCGACGAACGACTACCCAGCCACCGCCGTCGTAGCGCGCGACCGGGCGGGGTATGCGTACGTCCTTCATGTGGACCTCACCCGCGAGCCCACATCCGGCCAACGCGCGCGAATCTGGCGCATTTGGGAGTCATTCATGGGCGCCCGTTCGGTGCGGGTTGGATGCGACGACACGGGGCAGACCGAAGTATTCGCAGGCGAGTCGTGGGACCGCGACCGCGAAGATCGTCGGAAGCGCGGTGCGATCTGGAACCTAAACATCGAGTCGTTCACCCTCTCCGAAGAGAAGAATGCCCGCATCAACAGTCAAGAACCCGACGCGAAAAACGGCTGGCTCCAGTTCGCGTCTGACCTCCCCTCCGAGGTGTGGGACCAGTACCGCGACCACCCCCGCGCGACCAACGACGACGCCCCGGACGCGATCGAGCGCGCGGATTGGCTGATTCGCGATAGTATGCCCACGATCTCCCTACCCGGACGGCGCTAATGCCCTACTCTGACCGACCCGCCTACAACGAGCCGACGTACACCCCGTCCGCCGCTTACGACCCGTACCCCGACAACGAGGAAGGGTGGCGCGAACTGTACAACTTCCGGTCTGATATGTTCCTTCAGGCGGTCTACTCGCCGGGGCAACAGCGGGCCGAGCACCTGTTCCGTGCGTTTGACGAGTCGGGCAACGAGATCGACCAGACCCGCCGGTTGTTCAGTTACTACGCCTTTATTGCGAACACGGACGCGCGGTGCCTGACAGGTGGCCGGTTGACGTTGGAGGCGGACACCCCCGCTGCGTTGAAGGCAGGCGAGGCGGTGTGGGCGCGGTCGCGGATGGCGGCGCAGGTGCCCATGTGGTCGCGTCTGTTGTGCGCGCTCGGCGACTACGGGATCGAAGTGGTGCGCCGTGGCCCGAACGACGTGTACCTCCGCGCGCACGACCCGCGCACGTTCACGCTGACCTACGACGTAGCGGGGCTGAACCTCGAACGCGTCGTGATTGAGGCGGACTACTACGACGAACCGGTCGGGTCGCAAGGGCTCCGGATGGCGCACAAGCGGTACAAGCGCGTGTTGACCGCCGAGGATGTGACGGTCTATCGGGATGGCGTGCGGGTGCCGGAAGAGAGCGGGCGGCACACGGCAAAGGTCGTGCCGTTCGTGCACCTGCGTTGCCTGCCGTGGGATGCGCCGGAACACTCACTCCCGGCGGCGCACGGGGTAGAGCGGGCGATCATGCGCCTCGACGCGCAGGCCACGCAGATCGGCGCGATTACGACGCGGTTCGCGAACCCGTTGCTTGCGATCTTCGGGGCGAAGCTTGGGGCAAACTCGAACGTCGCGCAGTTCGGCCGGTTCGTGGACGGGATGCCGGCGGACGGGCGATTGGAGTACCTCGAAGCCAAGTTCTCCTCCATCCCGTCCGTGCTTGACACGATGCGGTTCATCAATAGCCAAGTGCGCGATATGAACCCAGAGTTTCTCTTTGCTTCCGACGCCGCGCAGGAGTCGGGAGAGGCGCGGTCGATGCGCGGTCAAGCACTGACATCGAAGATCATGGAGATGCGCGGGTCGGTGTTCGCGTCGTTGGCCGAGGCGACCGAGATTGGCGTGGCCATGACCGAGGGCCGCGCGTTCGATCTCGGGTCGATTCCCTACCGCATCGATGCCCCGCCCGTGTTGCCGGTCAACGCGGCGAAGGAGGTCGTCGCGATCAACGCTATCGCCGAGATGACGCGCGCGGACAGGGTGCGGCATTGGCAGCGGTTGGGGTACGTCGATGCGAACCAGGATCCCGACCTGTACGCCAACGAAGTCGCGGACGAGACGGCGGCACGGGCGCAGGCGTTCTTTACCGATGTGCCCGTGCCGAGTGGCGGAAGGGCCGCATCTACGGAACCGGTCAAGTGATCTGACACATGGCCAACGACGGCACATGGAACGATCGCGCCTTCGACGCCACGATTCGACATCGCCTCGAACTCCTCCGATACGAGGCGGGTGCTGCGGAGGAGTTGGTGCGGGTGTACGACCGCGCGCTCGGCGATGTCCGTCGTGAGGTGGCGCGATTGGCCGCACGGATCGCGCTCGGCAAGTCCACCGACCAACTCGGGTTAGACCGGCTGAAGTTGGTAGCGGCGGACCTCGACAACAAGATCAAAGAACTGCGGCCGATCATGGTAAAGTCGTTGGAGGAGCGACTCGTTGAAGCGGCGGCGCGTGAGGCGGCGGTACAGGCCGGCACCTTCCGTGCGCTGACCGCCTCGTTCGTGACCGTGCCCGAATCGGCGGTCGCGCTCATGCTGCGGCAACCTCTCGGCGGTGGCGTATGGACCGACCGAATCGCGACCGACCTATGGGAAGCGCGCAACGCACTACAGACCGAAATGGCGGTGATGGTCGCGCAGGGGGCGAGCATTCCGCGCATCGCCGAGGCCATCAAGGCGACCGGCAAGATCACGGAGACGTATCGCGGGCGGTTCGTCGCCATCGCTCGCACCGAAGTTCAGCGGGTGTCGAACGCCGTGGCCATGGAGTCGTATCGGCTGAACGCGGATTCGCTGTCAGGGGTTCAGTACCTCGCGACGTTGGATAGTCGGACGTGCCTTGTGTGTGCGCCCGACCACAACAAGGTCTATCCATTGGGGCCGGATGGTCGGCCGATTGGTGCGCCTATCGTGCCCCGCCATCCCCGGTGTCGGTGCGCCTACGCCCCCGTATCGAAATCCTGGGCCGACATCCTTGGCGTAGACCTCGGGCTTAACGAATCCGAAGTTACCACCGAACCAGCGCAGGACACGACCTTCGACGGGTGGCTGAAACGTCAACCCGAAGCGACCCAACTGGAGATCCTCGGCCCAGCACGCCGCGAACTATGGTTGAAGGGCACGCCACTCGGCACGTTCAGCGACGGTCGATCCGTGTTGCCGCTCGGGTCGTTGCGCGCGCAGACGGTCAGCGCGGCCCTTGCTCGCGACGTGATCCCGTGGCGCGACTTGACCACGGAGGAGATTCGGACGGCGAGTAAGGGGGCCGACCCGAAGATCGCGAAGTTGGCGAAGAAGGCGCTATGGAAGCGGGAGAGGTAGGGCTTCGAGGGCGGCCACAAGTGCCTCGGCTTCGCTGTCAAACTGCTGATAGGCGATGGGATGACCCAGCATCGGTGCCGCCAACCCGCCGTCAATCCACTCCCACCGGATCGGGTAGCACGACTCGTCAACGGCAGTCAACGAGTATGACGGTTCACGCCACCGTTCGCGGACCACTTGGAGCGCGGCGCCACGGGTAGCAGGGTCGCGGAGGTCAGGTATGGCACTGTCGTAGTAGTGAATGGGGTAGCGCACCGTGCTAGTTTGGGCGTCCGTCATGCCGGCATACCACCCTCCCCCCGCCTTGATCCACCGTTCGCCCAACGCGCGGGCTTGTTCGTCGGTCATGGCCGCCACCCCTTCGGAGCCCACGGTTTGTCGCGGCCCATCGAGAGCCGAGGGAGGAAGGGGTTCATCCATTCTCCTTGGGTTTTGCCGACGCCTCAAACCGCCGCACCCCCTCCTCCGCGTACCAGAGCATTTGCGCGCTCTCGGTACGGTGCTCGGCGGTTGCGGCGCGTCGAACACGGCGGCGCAGTTCGGACGGAATGGCGAGCGTCAGGCGGGCGGGCGGATCGGGTAGACGGGACATATGCCAGACATACCATAGACGCGCGCCCCACGCAAACAACGCCCATCCATGCGCGCGACCTTGCACAAACCCATGCGCGTCCGGTATTCCCGCTCGTATGAACATACCAAGCAACGCAGAAGGCCCCGAGATTCCGACGCCCGGTGAGGGCATGGTCTTCTCGACGGTCAAGGTCACCCGCACCCAGACCGCCATCGTACGCATCGAGCACCCTGCGGACATGGCAAAGGCGGCGGTCGTGTCGGCGGTCAATGACCGCGCGCTGGACCTTGCCCCTATGATTCAGTGGTGGGAAGCCGACACGATGACCAAGATCGTCGGCATCGGCTACAAGATGGACAATCCCGACGACGAAGAACAAGAGCCGTTCAAGGTGGGTATCTGATGGCGCGCGGAGATGGAATCGAACCCGTGGTTGGCGCCGACGTAGGTGGCGGATCGGCCACTCCTGACGTGGCCGCTGTTGCCGCCGAGTTGGCCGCGCTAAAGGCTGAACGTGAGGCCGAAGTTGCCGCACGGGCGGAAGAGGCGCGCAAGGCCGAAGAGGCAGCGGCCATCGCACGCGGCGAAACCGAGACGCTGTACAAGGCCACCAAGGCCGAGAAAGACGCGCTCGAAGCCGAGGTCAAGACCTACCGCAAGGCCGAACAAGCGCGCCTCGCAAAGATCGACACCGCCAACGAGGCGACGATCAAGGCCATCCCGGCCGAGATGAAGACGCTCGTGCCGTCGGGGCTGAAGGGCGAACCTTTGGCCGAGTGGCTGGAAACGAACAAGACGATCCTCATGGGCGGCACCATCGTTGCGAGCGACCCTCCGCGCACTCGGACCATCGCCCCCGGCGGCAAGGTTCCCGCCGAGGTGACCGAGTACGCCGCCCGCATGAAGCTGGACGCCTCGACGCTGTACGCGGCGGTCAAGAAGCACCCTCACGCCTACCCTCACCTCGCACATCTCGCAGGAGACTCCTGATGGCTTTCAAGTACCGTTTCGGTGAGCGTTTGCTCATCAATCTCCCCATCGACTCCAGCACGTCCGCGCTCACCGCCGGGACCGTGATGAAGGTCGGAACCGCTGGCTACTTCCAGAATGCGGGCGCGGGCGACAACGCCATCGGCGTCTGCGTTCAGGATGTGGCCGTTCCCGGTTCCGACGGCGCCGCTTACGCGCTGGTCGATGTGTCCACCCGCTCGGTCTACGAGACGACCGCCGGCACCGGCACTCTCGGCGTTGCGATGAATCAGCAGACGTGCGATCTCGCCGCCGGGTCCACCCTTGATGTCACGGCGTCCACCGACGACTGCATCATCATCCAGTCCGTTGACACCGTCAACGCCACCGCCCTTGTCACCCTCGCGCCCATCCGCGCCGGAGTCGTCTGATGCCGTCCGTTGATCCGACCCAGGTTCCTTCCCTCGTCGTGGACACCGGCTACAAGCCGGCCCTCGAAGCGTACACTCGCGACCCGCTGGTCTTTCCGGAGATCTTCGAGGTCATGCCCACCGACGGCACCGCCTACGGGTGGACCGAGATGAGCATCGCCGGCACGACCGAGCCCACGGAAACCGAGCGCGGGCAAGACGCCCACGCCCGGACCATGGACGAGGTCTACCAGTGGTTCTGCAAGGAGCGCAAGCTTCAGGAGATGATCGTTCTTCCTGAAGAAATGCTGCGCTCGCCGAACGCCCAGGCACTCATCCAAGCGCACATCCGCTCGCACATCCCCGGCCTCGCGGCTGGCTTTGCGCAGAAGAAGGAGCGCATGGCCGCTGCGATCTTCAACCAGGGCAGCTACACCGCCGGCTCGACCAGCGCGTTCGTCGGTTCGTACCTCGGTCACACCGACCCGAACAACGGCAAGATCTACGACGGGAAGCCGTTGTTTGCCGCGTCCGGAAACGGTCACCCGCTCGGGCTCGCGACCTCGGTTACCAAGGTCAACCAGGACGCCAACACGCTGACCTCGACCAACCTCGACGCGGCGTACATCCTGCACACCTCGACCAACGCCTACAGCGAGGCCAACGAGTTCATCGGCGGCAATCGCCCCGACGTTCTCCTCGTCCCGCCGGGGTTGGAATCCACCGCCGATGTGCTCATCAACAGCACCCTGCGGCCCGGCAGCGCGAACAACGACGCGAACACCTACCAGGGCCGCTTCAAGCGGATCACGTGGTCGTACCTCACGACCAACGCCTCTGGGTGGTTCCTTGGCACCGCGAAAAAGGGGATCCGGATCTACGACTCCGGCATCCCCGAGATCATCGTGTCCGAGCCCGACCGCAACAACGGCAATGTGACCGTGCGCCTCGTGTCCTACTTCGGCGTGGTTGCTACCAACTGGCGTCCGTGGTCGGCGCACAACACGGCGACCTCGTGAGCGAGTACGCACGCGACCCCAACTTGGATACCGCCGCGTGCATCTTGCCCGGCGTGGTCCACGGTCGGGCGTTGTGCGCGCTCCTCCGCATCGAGGACCAGAACGCGCAAATCATTGCGCTCCTGTCCGAGATCCGCGACCAAGGCAAGGCCCCAAAAGCCGCGCGGAAGGTCAAGGATTCCCCTGTTGAGGATTCTGCCGAGGTAGTCTGATGTCCTTCTCGTACGACCTCGCGACGACCGTTGGTCAAATGCGGATTGCCCTTGCTGATACCGGCGGGGTCGCTCCGGGGGCCACGGCAGTTGCGGGGTCGTACGGGTTCGAGGATGAAGAACTGACGTACTTCTACTCGGCGGGCGGGTCGCTGAACGGCGGGATTGCGCGGGCCATCCGTGCGCTCCTACTTGACGGTGCTCGACGCGAACGGGCGTTCAGCCTGCCGAACCAGACCTACGACGACAAGGGGCGCACCGCAGCCCTCAAAGCGGCCCTATCCCTGTACGGCGACGAAATGCCCACGGTAAGCGTGCGGATGCCGGCGCCGATCGCTTCTGACTCTGGCTACCGAGATCCGGTGCCCTCCACCATCTACAGCACGGGAACCTAACCATGGCTATCGGCGACCTCGTAAACGTCACTTCGACCGACGGGTCTACCGCGTACTTCCGCGTGGATTCGTCCGGTAACGTCACCTGCTCTGGCACCATCGCGTCCACGGGCGTCGATGACTTCGGGTCCAACGGCATCAAGTCCGACATCGTGGCCGAGTCCACCTCGGCAGCGGGCGTCACTGTTGATGGGTGCCTGATCAAAGACGGTCGCGCCGCCTTGCTTGCCACGGCGGGCATGTTCACGAGCACGATCCAGACCGGCACCGGCAGCGCGCAAAACATCGCGCACGGGTTCGGCGCGGTGCCCTCGATGGTGTGGTGGTCCATCGCTGACGCCGGCGCCGGTCTTGGCGCCGGTCCTCCCCCCGTGCTCTCGTTCGCGCCGGGCACCCACACCACCACGAACGTCGTGATGACCGTCTCCAACGGCGTTACTTACTACGTCTTCGCGCTGAAGTAGGGGATGGCGAATGAACGTCTCTGGGGTCGGTCTATCCGCGTATGAAGTGGTCGGGATGAAGGCGGTAGTCTCATCCCTGGTCGCGGACGTGGACACCGCTACGGAGATCGTGTTCGTCGCCAACACCGGGGGCCGGGCGTACGACCCCGGCACCGGGACCGTCTCTTACGCCGAGACGAGTACCACCGTCAGCGGTTGGCTATCGGCCCTCACGTTGGATCAGGTGGGCAAGATTGACGGGGCGCAACTCGGCGACGTGATTGCCCTTGTCCGCGCTGACGACCTCACGACCGAACCTGACACGGGCGACCGGTTCAGCGTCGGGACCACTGACTACCGCATCTACAGGACCGTTCGCGGCCCGCTCGATACTCACTTCAACCTCTACGCCCAGCGCGTCAGTTAGGAGCGTTCCAATGGCCGAAACCGTCAACGGTCTGACCATCAAGGTCAGCATCACTGGGTCCATCGCGGGCGACAACGGGTCACGACTCGCGGTTGACATCACGAAGGTCTACGCGTTTCAGGACGGCACGGGGTCCACGCAGATCGGAAACATGCTGTACAAGCCCGACCGCGCGCTGAACAACACCTCCGAAACGCTTGACCTTGACGGGTTGACCGACTTCCAGGGCGCGTCAACCTCGACGTTCAACAACGTCAAGTTTCAATACTACGAGAACAACAGCACGACGGCGGCGCAAAACCTGACCATCGGCGGCGGGGACTTCTCCGGTATGTTCGCGGACCCTTCCGACAAACTCGTGATTGGGCCGGGCGGCATCGCTCTCATTGTGTCCCCGATTGACGGTTACCCCATCACGGCGACCACGGGCGACGGGCTCTTGATCGCGACGAACGCGAACATGACCTACGACCTCCTGCTCGGGGTGGATAACGCCTGATGGCACAACGGCAGGCCATGGGATTGCGCTTCGACCAACGCCTCTTTCGGGATGCGTTGCGCGATTTTGCGTCTCGGGTCGGGCCGGACATCGCGCGCCAGGGCACGAAGAAGATCAGCCTTGACATCGTGTCCACGGTGGTCAAGTCGCTGAACGGTGCCGAGTCGGGGTATCCGAACCCGAAGCGCATCGACACCGGGCGCTATCGTGCGGCATGGGTCGCGACAGAGGGCGCGCTTGGTGCGGGCTCGACGGTCGGGGTATCGTCGGGCGATGCGTCGGCATCTGCGCAGGCGAGCGGGCTGAAGTACGAGATCTCGATTGCCAACAACGTCGAGTATGGCCCCTACGTCGAGCACGGCACCGCGAAGATGGCGCCGGGTTTGCACCTCCACACGGGGCTGCGTGAGGGTACGCGCAAGGTCAAGCAGATCGTCGGCGCGTTGATGAAACGCGAAATGGAAGGTGCGTAATGCACGCCAGCGCCGACATCCGCAACATCGAGCGGTCAGTGATGGTCGCGCTCATGGCGGCGGCTATTCCGGTCCCGCTCGTTCCCGATGGGGACGAGAAGTTCGACACCGCGTCCGCTACCTCGTTCGTGCGCGTCTCGTTTCGCCCGATGGAGGAACTACCCCAAGGGCGCGTCACTGACAGCGGCACCACGCGACAGGCCATCCGGGCGCGTGTGCTGCTTGTGGGCGAGGTCTACGCACAGGGGAATGGCATGGGTGCGGGTTCGCGCGTCGATGACGTGGACGGGCTTGCGAGTGCCTTTGCCGGGGCCGTCCGTTATCTGAACGTGCCCCTCATCGACTACGTGACCGACCCGACTGGCGCCACGCCGGTTTCGGGCGTCGCGGTTCGGTTCACTTCGCCGCCTCACCTTCAGCGGGTGCCTCCTGCTGACGGGTGGTATCGGCGCATCGTTACCACCGAAGGGCATTGGTTCCTTCGTCATTCCACTACGTAGGAGCGGCTTATGTCTGCCTCGGATTCCGCAGTACCCTTCTCCCTTATCGATGGTTCGCTCGTTCTTTCGGACGGGAGCACGAACAGTCTGACCGTTGTGTTCATCCAGACCGAATGGAACTGGACCGAAGAGACGGCCCCCTACACCGAAGCGCGCTCTCGGAACAAGCACCACACCACGCCGACCGCGCGCAAGACGGGCGACGGCAACGTGACGGGCTCGTTCATGGCGTTGGTGTCCTCATTGAAGGGCAGCGCGGCGACCACGGTCTACGAAGTCCTGAAGCAGTCCGGCACCGCCTCCGGTTGGGTGACCACGGGCGCGGGTGACAAGAAGATGATCCGCGCCGTGTTGACCGGCACCAATCCGACCGGCGCAACGCAGACCGCAACGTTCAACTACTGCATTTTCACGAACATCAAGATCGACCCGTCCGGCGCGGACAACATCTGGACCGTATCGGCCGACTTCACCGACCTCGAAAACGAACCGACGATCGCCTGATTCTGACTCACTCAACAGCTTGAAATGGTGCATACATGAAAGGCTTTTCCACTTACGCCGTCGAACAAGTGACCCTTACACGCGGAGAGGAGTCGCATACGTTCGAGATGCGCCCGCTTCCGTTCGGGTTTACCGACTTCATCACCGAAGTCATGCCGCCCCCCAAAGCGGCGATCAATGCGGAGAAGCCTGACGATCGCGCAATGTCCGTGTGGGCCTCGCGCCGGTTGTTCGTGTGGCTCGGCAAGGCGCTCGGGTCGCAGATTGACGCGGTGGCACCGGGCGCCAAGTCGTCGGCGCGCGAGTGGGAAGCGTACGCCGATGCAGTCAAGGGCGAACTTGTGGCCGCGAACTTCGTGGAGGGCGACGTGCAAATCTTGCTCGACGTGCTCACGAAGTTGAACAAGGGGGCCGGGAACCTCCCAAAAGCCTGACGGGTCCGGAGGGGTACGGAATGTCTCACCTTGCGATCATGCTCGAAGCGTGTCGGATGGTGGGCATCCGTGAGCCCTCCGAGTTCTACGCGCTGTCAGAGACGACGCGCGGGCTTTGGACAGCGCACGCGTACAACACGATCCGAGGGGTCTACTACCGGGTAGAGCCAACGAAGGAAGAGGCCGCAGAGGCGCGCAAACAAGCGGCCATCGCGGCGGCAATCGAACGCGGCGCACTGCCGTCTAAGGGGGCGTGATGGCGTTCGGTGACTCTCTCCGGTTCTCGGTTGGCCTTGACATGGGGCCGGCAGATCGACAGTTGACGGCGTTCGGTCAGCGGGCGAGCAAGATCGCAAGCGGCGTCGGGTCGATTGCGGCAACGGCAACACGGGCCGGCGCGGTCATGGCGGCGGGGCTGGCAGGCGGCGCGTACGGGCTCAAGTCCCTGTTGAGCGCGTCGTCTGACATGGAGTCGTTCGAGACGCAACTCACGACGATCATGGGGTCAGCGTCGGGTGCTCATGCGCGGATGGCAGAACTGTTTGACTTTGCAGCGTCTACACCGTTCAACCTTGACCAAGTGGTTGTCGCGGACAAGACCTTGCGCGGGTTTGGGGCGGATGCGGATCTGTTGCTCCCGAAGTTGATCGACTTCTCGGCAGCGCTCGGGACCGACCTTGCGCAGTCCGCGATTGACTTCGGCAAGGCGTGGAATCAGGGCGGGGTCGGGCTCGAATCGGACACCGGCAAGATTCTCAAGTCGATGATCGAGGCGCGCGCCGGCATCAAGACGGCGGATATGGACATCCAGACGTTCCGACAGAACATGCAAGACGTACTCGGCGACAAGTTCGCCGGGGGTGCCGACCGCCTCTCAAAGACCTTCTCCGGCATGATGTCGAACCTCGAAGACGAGTGGTCCAGGTTCGCGCTGCAAATCAACGACGCGGGCTTGTTTCAGAACGTCAAGGGTGCGCTCTCGGTCACTCTCGAATTGATCGCGCAGAACCGCGAAGAGATCAAGGGATGGGCGACGATCATCGGTGGCGCGTTGTGGTCGGCGATCAAGATGGTGGCCACGGGTATCGCCGGCATGACGGACGCGACGACCACGCTCGGGTCGGTGTTCTTGACCATCAAGGCATACGCAGCATTGTTCGGCGCGACCGTAGCCGAAACGCACCTGACAATCTTGGAGACGATCAAGGCGGCGGCGCAACTGGTTGGTGCCTACGACGCGGTATCGGGCGACAAGATCATCGACGGCGCGCGGGCTACAGCGGCATCGTTCCGCGAGACTGCGGACAGCACGTTCGCCCTTATCGACTCGCTCGGCCAGGGCGGAACCGCACTATCGGCGATCGAGGGCTTTCTAAGCGCGGCCGAGCAAGCAGCGAAAGGCATGGGCACCGCGATGGAGGACGCAGCCGCGCAGAAGGCGGCGGCGGATGCGTTGGCGTCCGGTGGCGCGGGCGGCGGGAAGGACAAGGCCGCGAACGACGACCTTACGGCGCGGTTTGAGGCGGCGTTGACTTTCGCCAACGACATGCGCGACCTCAACCAGACCGAAACGCAAGAACTCATGGGCGAGTACGCGACTCGGATGGGCGCGTTGTTGGAGTACAACCGGCAAGGGTTGATCACGGGGCAGTTGTTCGCCGATGCGCGGATGGGCATTGAGCAGAACTACCAAGAGCAGATCGACGCCATGCGTGAGGAGGAGGTTCAGCGCGAACGTGAGCGCCGCCAGTCCCTCAATAACGACGTAATCCAGGGTACATCCGCCTTGTTTGGTGCGCTTCAAGGGTTGCTCGACCAGAACAATGCCGAACAGAAGGCGGCATACAAGGCACTCGGGATCGCGCAGGTGGCGATCTCCACCGCTATCGGGATTTCGCGCTCGTTCGCCGACTACGGTTGGCCCGGCGGATTGGCCCCGGCAGCGTTGACGACGGCGACGGGGGCCGCGCAAATCGCCGCCATCGCCGCCGCCCACCAAGGTACGGCAGGCGACCCCGTGGTCTACATGCACCAAGGCGGCGGGGCTCGCCAGCCGTCTCCTGACGAGATGGACGTACGCAAACTCCGAACGGAGGCCGTGCTAAACTCGCAGGCGACGCGCGCACTCGGTCCACAAGGGGTCGAAGCGATGAACAGCGGGCGGGGAATGGCCCCGTCCGTTGTCGAGTTTCGCATGGGCCGTGTGGCACAACGCGAGGTTATCCGGGGCGAACTGCGGACGGGCGGATCGCAGTTGACGCGCTACGTCAACGAGACGGCGCGTTCTGGCGATAAGGCGGCGGGGTTCAGCGGCGGGATGGCGAAGGCGTGAGGCTACTCGAACTCCATCACGAGCCGGCCCTTGACCGCGCTCATCCCGTTCCGGTCGATGCACTGCGAGTCGTCTGGGTTGTTCGCCGACCACTCGTATCCGGGCCACACGTCGAGGGGCAACGCTTCCCACATCGCGAGCCCGTCACCCACGCGCCCGACGAACTGCATCGCGGACAGGGGCGGCGCGTCGGGGAACGTGTAGGTCGTTCCGTCGTCGCAGGAGTATTCGACCACGATCGGGCCATCGGTGGCGGCGGTCGTTGGGCCGGTGTCGTCAGCGGGGGTTACGCAGGCAAGGAAGAGAAACACATGCACCTCACCGGATGGCGCTAATGGGACGCGGGATCATCGTCAAGCCAGATTTTCGGGCAGGCCCATCGGCGGTGCTTTCGGCGTCGTCCGAGGTTGGGCTTACAACCGGTGTTCCGGTTGCGGGCGACTCCAACAAGGGGGCCATGCGTCTCCGGTGCTCGTCCATCGGTGCGCCCCTTGCCGTCACGGCGCTTGACCTTGCGCTTCAGTCGGGCGGGCTGGCGAACGGGCCTTACTCGCGCGTGTCGGGACTGTCCGGGTACACGGGCACGCCGGGCGCCGCGCTTCGGTGGCGCAACACGGGCGACTCTTCGACCCAATGGCGCGGGCACACGGACAATAGCTATCTGACGTACATGCGGATGATCTCGGTCGGCACGGCCATCATTGACCGTCCGCAAGTCAGCGAACCGCGCGCCCTCAAAAATGGTTCGCTCGGGCACGTCTACCTTGTCGATGTGGCAGGTTCGGTATCGCTCAACTTCGAGTACAAGTCGAGCAAGGTCAGCGCGTGGACGGCGGTTTCAATCGCGACGGTCGGCACCTCGACCACTTCGCGCCCCGGTTGGGTCGTGCTCCCGTCGGGCCGGATCATCGTGTTCGCCTACGTCGATGCGTCGGCGGCGGTCGATGCGTACTACTCGGATGACCACGGGGTAACGTGGGCGTCATGGTCGAAGGCAACCGGGATCACAGCAGCGGCGGCAACGGGTTTCCGGACGATCTGCGCTGAAGTCACGAAGGATGCGATCTGCATCGTGACGAGCGGGTCGGAACTTGGGGCGGCTACGATCCGCGTGTGGTGGTCCCTTGACGCGGGGCAGACGTTTGCGCAGACGGCATCCGGCGGCGCGTCGTGTGGTGTTGCGCGCACGACCGTAACCGGCACGGGGCAGGTGCTTTGCGCCTACTACGATGGCACATCCGGCACGGTGGTCCCGGTGCTGTTCGGCGGCGGGTTCGGCGCTGAACTTACGTCGTTCAGTGTTCGATCGGGTCAGCCGATGGTCGCCCTCACCACGCTTGACGACGGGTCGATCTGGCTCCTCCGCAACGGGGCGGCAGCGGACCCCCTCACGTCGCTCGCGTACACGGTCAGTCTCGACAACGGGGCTACGTGGGTGATTCAATCCAACGTGTCCACGGTCTACAACAACCAGACCGTGAGCGGCACCCCGTACGGCCCAAATCAGATGAGCGCCGGCACATACGACGGTTCGATCGTAGTCATTCTGCGCACGGACACGGTAACGGCAGCGGCTAAGAATGGGTCGATGGAGTGGTGGCTTGGCGGGTGGGATGCGTTGACCGAGACGAACCTTTCGGACTCGGAAGGGGCAGGCGGCACGTATCCCTATGGCGGGTCGGGGGGCCTGTCGGCGGGTCCGGATGAGTCGCTGGATAACCTCGGATGGACGCGAACGGACGTCGCAGCGGGGCTCACCGAAACGCAGACGGCGAATGGATTGAACTGGGTATCTACGGCGGTCAATACGTCCTACTACACGTATCCATGGGCACCGGGCACGGGCGATGGGTGGCGCTTCCGGCACGTCTTCCGCGTCAACTCGGGTGGGTCAGTCACGCAAGACGCGTGCATTCTCGCGTTCTATGCTTCGGACGGTACAAATCGCCAGTGGGTCAAGTTCCGGTTCAGTGCCACGCAGATCCGAATCCTCGACAACTCGGGCACGCTCGCGACCGCCACGCCGATCAATATGACCGGGCAGTTCATGGAGTTGTTCGTAGCCTTCAACCACGACTACACGGCGGGCGGGGGGCTCGTGTCGGCGTGGTATCGCTCGGCAGCGGGGACATACTTTACCGTTTTGGTCGAAAATCAGGCGGTGGCAGAAGAGGCGGGTGTTGCGACCGAGGCGATCGTCGTTGGCGGAATCAACGCAGCGACCACGGATTATGACTTCGTGTACCTCGGTGTGGCGGAAGGGGGCCGACTCGCTACCGGGTTCACCAACCCGGACACGTTGCACGGGCGTCCGCTGTCGGCAGCGTTTGACTTCCAGGTCAAGAACGGCGTGCGGGTCGGCGCGTTTGGTGGACCCGGCATTGTGGGCGACACGTACACGGCGAACACCACCTACCAGTACGCGGCGTCGAACCTCTGGTTGTCTCCGCGTCTTCCGTGTCGGTGGGATGCGACGGACGGATCGGCGGCGAATGTGGTGCTCTACTCGGGTGAGAAGTGGCGCGCGAATACCGTGATCTTGCACGGCACGAACTACCGATCGGCCACCGTCGAAATGCACACGTCGGATTCATGGGGTACGCCTTCATTCACGGCGGGCATGGACGCGACGGTGTGGGCGGGGCAGGTATCGACGTCAGTGGCGGGCATTATCCACGTTGACGGCGAACCATTCGACGCGCACCGGTTCCGGTCTACCAAGGGCCGGCGGTGGTTTCTGTTCACGAACGGGCTCCCGAACGCCGGGTACGAGATCAAGGATAATGGAAACGGCACATTGTACGTGCCCGGACTTGCGGCGCTATCGCCCGGCGATTCGATCGCAGTCTACGGCGACCGCATGGGGGCCGTACTCCCAGCGACCCAAGAATACCTCTACATGCGGATCGTGATCACGGCGCAGGAGGCCCCGGACACCTACTTCCGCACGGGGTTCGTCGTGGCCCAGGTCGCGCACGACATCGAGATTCCCTACGACTCGGGCTTCGTGGACCGCTACCCCGCCAACGTCGTCGTGAGTGAGACGGTCAGCGGCCACCGACACGTCGGGCGGTTGGGGTCTGAACACCCCGAGATTCGTATCGCGTGGGGGCTGATTGACCGCTTGTCGTCGCGGTATATGGAGCGGTTGACGGCACTCCTCCGGGCACTCGATGGGGAGGCGCAGCCGGTGTCGTTCTGGCGCGATACCGACGACCCGAGCACGATCGGGCTGTATCGGGTGTCGGGTCCGGTCGTTCGTGAGAATGCGTACGGGGAACTATCGGATGCGTTCGATCGGCTTGCTCAAATCGTACTGATCGAGGAGACGACGTGAGGTCAAAGTACGGCGACATCGGATCGAGCGCAGGCGATGTGCCCGTGGTCCTGGTCACCCTCTACACGCCCGGTCAGATCATCCGTGCGGCGACCCGGCCGATCGACATCCCCGACCCGGATGGCGACGGGCCATACCTCTACGACGCGCGACTGACCTCGATCGACGACTTCGATCGTGAGGTAGACGTGTTCGCGATTGAGCGCGGTATGATCACGTCGGCGCGTGTGGGGATGGTATTCCCCGAAAGCCTCGAACCGTTGTCAATGGAAGCGGCGTACTACCACCTCGCGGCGTCACGATGCGAGGTTGCACTTATTTGGGAGGGCCAATCGTGGGGGCAGCGCGACGTGATCATGGGGCGTGGTACGATCTCCGGGTTGTCGATGGGCGTCGCATCGCAGCCGGTGTCGTTCGTAGTGGAGGCGTTACCGCCGGCCACGGGGGCACCGATTGGAGACGCCGAGCGCGACATGAAGGGAACCGGACTGTTCCCGGTTATCGGCACGTTCGGCAAACTCCAAGGTCGGCAGTTCCCGACGATCATTGGTCGTTGTTACCGATTGCCGGGCTTCAAGATCGGGCCGGTGTTCATGTTGTCGAACTATGGGCTCCTCCTGGCAGGCCACCACATGCCGGCCACCTTGCCCACCGTGTACGAGGGGGAGGAGGCGCCGACCGCGTATGTGTCGGTCGGTACGATGACGATGACGAATACCAGCGACTACGCAGGCGACCCGATCGCGGTCATTGACGGCGATGTGGCGGCGGGCGTGTATGACTTCGCGGCATCCCCGACACAAGGAGCGTTCACGTTTGACGCCGAGTATGGCGGGGTTCAGGCGGCGGACGGGAGCAACGTACCCGCACTCGGGGCGACGGGCGTGATCTCCTACATCCTCGCGACATCGTGCGAACAGGTGGATTTCGACAAGATGCGCAAGACGTACGCGCTCCTTGGTGGGATTGAGATCGGCGTGTACGTGGACAAGGCGACCGATGCGCTGAAGATCCTCCGCGACCGCATTCTATCCGTGTTGCCGCTCATTGAGGAGCAGGGCGAGCACGGAATGTGGTTGCGCTATGTGGATATCGCAACCATGCCGGTGGAGGTGGAACTAATCGAGGGCGTCAATCTGGTAGGGCGCACGGGCGGTATGGAGCAGGTGAGCGACCCCGACGAATTGTACAACTCGTTCACGGTCAACTACGCGTATGACCATGCGATCGGACGGTTCGGATCGAGCCTGACAATCAACGGCGATAACCACCCATTGTGCGCATTGTCCCGGCAACTGTACGGCGAACGTGTCGCCCCTGCGATGAACGTTGACATCACCTGGAGCGCGGCAACGGCGTCGTTTATCGCGAACTCGCGCGCTAATCGTCTCGCCCTCCCCCGCTACGTGACGACGTGGATCGCAGACCCGTCGATGTACTGGCTTCGTGAGGGCGCGATTGTATCGGTCACAAGCGAAACATTCGGATGGACGGCACGAAAAGCGGTCGTTCGTCGGGTGCGCGCGACCGGCAACCCCATCGAGTTGATGATCGAACCCATCCCTGGCCTCTTGACGGCAGGGGTTATTTGATGTATCCGCAACAAGCGAGGATTTAGATGGCGTACAGCTTCGGAACTCCCACCATCACTTCGAAGGTCAGGTCGGACGGGCGGGCTGAATTCACGGTCATCATCACCGAAACCGAGTGCACCGCAACATCCGAATGGTCGGTGACTGGCCTCCCCTCCACCGGCACAATCACCCGTTACGACGCCGTGAAGACCGGCACCGCGACCACCCTTCAGCCGATCCTCTCCAACGCGACGGCCCCCGCCACCACGCAGGCCGGGTACATCAGTGCGCAGTCCACCGCCGCCGCTTCGATCCACGACGGCACCTCGACGCGCTACCACAATCTGACCACGCTCTACGGTCGCTCCCGGCCCGATGACGGCGCCGACAACGCGGTCACGACGATCTTTACGATTGTCGAGGGGCACATCTGATGGACGTATCCGTGTCCGCCGCGCCCGGTTGGGATGTCCCCGTGTGGCCGTCCACCGCCACCCCCGACACCCTCCTCGACGCGTTCACTCCCGACGTCACCACCCTTCCCGTCATGCCCAATCCGGCGGTGGTCGAAACCCCGTCTTGGAGCGTCTAAATGGCCGTCCCTTCCTTGCCGAATCTCCTGCACAACTCCTGCACGGTGACCGATACCGCCAACGTCGCGACCTGGATGGCGTCCCTCGTCACCGCCATCAACGCGACCACGGGTGACAACGCGGTGTCCATCCCGGCAAACGCACGATGGGTAGCCACTACGGCGGACTCTTCGCGCATGGTGGTGGCCGTGCCCGCCGCGACATCCCCCATGGCCGGAAAGGTCGTGCTCGTGTGGGCGTACCAGAGCGGCACGGCACCGGGCGCAACGGCCATGCTCTCCCCCGAGGCGGCAACGGCGACGTGCCTGTACTTCGGTGCCTACTGGTCCAACGGGACCGCCGTGAGTGCCGCCGACGTGACTGCCGCATGGAGCACCAATGCGGCAACCGGCCCGTTCAACGCATCGAGCACGGGCACGTTCACGGGTTGGTCGAAGTTCTACGCGGGCACTACGAGCGCGACCGCCATCGTGTTCAAGTCGGCGGAAACCTTGATCGTCCAACTCGAAGAGACGGGCGGCGGCATGTACGCATGTTGGGGCGGCGCAGGTGTCGTGGCCCCTACGGACAACGTGCTCGACTGCGAAGCGGGCATGGGTGGGCGGGTGTACGACTTCGGCACGAGCGGCGCCTCGGCCGCGATGACCTCGACGTTCCTGACCACATCCTCTGCGAACGGCGGCCCGGTGCTCGGACACGGAAACCTCGCCGGCAACTGCCATTGGTGGTATCGGGTGCCCGGCCAGACCGCATCGGCGAACGTCGCTACGATGCGTGCGATGTCGAATCGCGCCGCAGGGACCGCGTACGTCGGGCCGATCCTCTCGGATGCCGTCAACTGCTACACGGCGAGTGGGGCCGTGCAACCGCAACCCGTGATTGTGCGCGATGTGGTCACATCCGGAACCCGGACGAACTACACCGTCGGAACCTCGCGATCCTTCTACTATGGCCCTCGGCGTCGGTCGCGGGCCATCCTCAACAGTGCATGGATCGCGTTCGGTCAGACGACCGCCGCCGACAACGACGCGCTCCTGCTCCCGTACGCGTAAGGATCCCACATGCCATCCGTAGACACCGGAACCACGCCCATGCCGCCCAAACCCCGAATCAACCGCGCGACCCTTGACCCGACCGTCGCGGCCCTCTTGGAGTCGATGGACGATTCGCGCGACATGGTGCGCGCGGAGATTGTCGAGATTCGGCATACCCTCGGCGGATTCAAGAAGATCGGCTGGGCGGCACTCGGCGGGTTCTTCGTTCTTCAGGTGGTTCAGATCGTCATCTTCGCGCAGTTGCTTGGTGTGGACGTTCGTGCGACCGCCGCCGCCACTCGTGAGATCGTGAGTGCCACCACGTCGACCACCGTGGCGACCGATAGCGCAGGTGCTCCGGTTACGACGGTGGTAACGACGCCGACGGTTGCTGCTCCTTCCGCTGCTCCTGCTACGGTGGACGACGGCGGCCCGATTCCCCTCGATACCGACGGAGACAACTGAAAATGGGCGACGTTGTGAATAACTGGACCGTCTTGAAGCACTACCAGTCCGGCACCCTTATCGACGTCAAGGTCAACCGCCACAAGGGCAACGAGTCAATCGACGCGACCACCACGGAAGCGAGCCCGTCCGCATGGGCCGGCATCGTGACCGTAGCGCAGTCATCTTCTACCGATGCCGAGTTTGTGTCGGCGTGCGCTTCGACGTGGCCGGGCTGGTCAGCGTCTCACTTGACCGGCGCGAATGGCCCTGACTTTCGTTCGGCGGCGGCGCTGAATCCGTAGCGGACTCACCCAGTCGTGAGCACCGTAAGGGGGTCGTCCGAAAGGGCGGCCCTCTTCATTTATTGGCCCGCCACACCTGCCAGAACGCCCACCATGCCAGTTTGAGTCTCCCCATCTTCGCGGCATCCGGCGGCAGGTAGAGCGCACATTTCTGCGCGCCCGGAAGCGCAGAGAAGAGATTGACTACCTGACCAAACCTTGTCGCCTGCGCCGCGAGTTTGCGTGCCTCATGGGCGATATCTCCGTCTGACTCGCGGGCGATCATCTCGGCGGCGATACGGACCTCGGCCGCGACCAAGCGTGAATCACCAATCACCGTCGGCACGTAGATCGCCGGAATGGGTTCGTTGGCGCGGGGGTCGGTCAGTGGTTCACGGTAGGTATCCATACGGATAGTGTAGCGCGTGCACGCTCACGACGTACACGCGCTCACGAATCCGTGTGGACCGCTGCGATACACTACCCCCGCGCCGCCCTCCGCAACCGTGCATCGTCCACCGCCGACACGACCGCCAACACGACGAGGTAGATCACCCCGTCGTCAAGCGCGTCAATGAGTTCACCGATCGGCCCGACCACGCGAAGGTCCGTAGCGGCGTCGATGGTGGCGGCAATCTCGCGCGCCGCCTGTTCGCGGGTCCGTCCGTCGGCGAGGAGTTTACCGGCCTTGGAGCGAACAACACGCTTTTTGTAGGGGGTGAGTGCGTGCTTGGCATTCATGGGGATCCTTTGATTGGGGGATAGCGTAACTACGCCACGAAGACGGCGTAGAACATGAACGTCACGATGCCGCCGACGATGCCGCCGATCATCGCGAGAATGAGCGCGGCGATGTTGACGCGCCAGAGGATCACCATCCAGTCGGCGATCGTGTACTTGTGCAGTTCCATTGTGTGTATCTCCATTGTTGTTGGCTTGTCAGGGAAGGGGTTGGGCGGTTCCGACGGCAACGAGCGCGCGGGCAACGGCGAGGCCCAACGAGTCGGCGAATATCCTCGCGCCTCCATGAGTCGCGATAAACCACTGTTCGCCTGCAACCGGGGCGACTTCGCGGGAAACGCGGATGTGAGGGTCAACATCGGTGAGCATCCCGAGCAGCGCGCCGGCCGTGGCGGGGTCGGCGAGGTCGGGCAGCGTGCCCACCGCGATCGTTGACACCGCAGGCCGTACCCGAGGATCGTCCATGCGGACGGCCATCGGCGTACCGGCTTCGTCAATGTGGTAGACGACCCACCGCGCGCCGGCATGGGTGATCCCGACCATCCCCGGCGCCCACTTCCACCCACGCAGCGCGCAAAGTTGGCGGGCGACTTCGGTTTCTTCGGGGCTCACTCGGTCACCCCCCTGGCCGCTTCCATCGCCGTGATCTCGGTCGCCGCAGAGATGTAGGCCAACCCCTGCGCTACCGACTCCGGGTCACCCGTGTGGAGCAGGATCCCGACCGCTTCGACAAGCGCGTCCGCCGCTTCCTTGGTCGTGTACCGGCTGATCCGTAGGAACCACTTGCGCCCGGTCTTCGGGTGCGCCACGTCCACGATCCACGCGAACGGCGCCGGGCCGAAGTCGAACGTGGTGCGCTTCTCGGCGTGGATCTCGGCAGCGCGCTTCAACGCGAGATCGTCGGTGGTCGGGCTCACTCGGTCACCTCCCGCCCGTCGCCCAACGCTGGAAGCCGTGGGTCGTTCGGGGCGTAGTACCGGATCAGCGCGTCGGGGCCGTAGTCGACCATGATCGCGCTCTCGTGTTCGACGTCGAGCACCTCGTGCCCGCCCTGCGCAACATGCGCGGCGTCGATCCACATTCCGTGCGTGAACTCGAACCACGTCGCGAAGTGGAGGGCGTCTAGCCCCGTACGAATGTGGGTCGGACGCGGATAGTTCGGTCGCCGCCTCACGACCCCACCTCCCGCCCGTCGCGCAGGAGGATGACGCGGGCGATCATTGTACCTCCGACCGGTCAACAATCGTGAAGAACCCAGGAATGCCCGTGGGTTCCAGCGTGCCGGCCAGCGCCACCCGACCCGCGTGGATGGCGTGCGGCATCGGAGCCCCATCCTCCGACACGCAGAGGCAGCGCGCTTGTGCGTGGCACGCGGGGCACGGACGGGAGACGGCATCTGCGGACAGGGACGACGATGCGGTCCATGGGTATGCGAGCGGGCTCATCCCACCGCCCCTTCGCCACGCTCATTGTCGAGGGTAGCGCGGAGGTCGGCCAGTTCGGCGCGCGCCACGTCCAACGCCTCAACCGTCCGCACGTTCGCGACCGCCCACCCATCGAGGTCGCTGTCGGGGTATCCTCCCGCTTGGATGCACATCGCGCGGCGGCCGTCTTCGTGGGCGTTGCGGAGGGCGGTGGTGATGGCGCTAATCAGTGGGTAGCCCATCCATGCACCGAGCCGATCCGCAAACGACGCCACGATCTCGTTGGCGGTTTCAGTGTAGTCGTTCGCGCTCATTGGGCTTCCTTCTCACGCCGTTCAAGTTCGGCGCGGAGTTGTTCGACGGTGGCATCGCGCAAACCGGCGGCGATCTTGTATTTCTGCTCGTGCTCCAACCGGGCATCGTATTCGTTGGCGGTCGCCTCACGCCGCGCCTTCTTGGCTTGGGGGTCGTGTTGCTTGCAGTAGTGCTGGCCATCGCGCTCGATAGAACCGGGGCGGGTACATTGGTAGCGGCGGTGGAGTTTGTAGACGGATTCGCAGCATCGCGGTTGTTCGTTCGTGCTCATTGGTTGCTCCCGGCGACGGTGACGGGGTCGAGGGCGCGGATACGGTAAAGGGCCTCCGTCAAGTTTGCCGCGTCTGCAATCGCGTACCGAGCGCGGTCCAACATCGCCCGCGCCCCCTCGACACGGGCGGCTTGGAGGGCGGCCCGCGATTCGTCGCGCTCATGGCGGGCTTCATCGCGTTCGCACATGAGCCGTTCGTCGTTCTCTGCCTTGGCGCGGCGGTAGGCGTCGCGCTCCCTCGACACCCGCTCCAAGTCAGCCGCGTTGGCGTTCTCATCGGCGGCTGCACGCTCGCACCCGGCGCGCCATTCGTCGCGGTCGGCTTCGAACTCACGGACCCTCGTCAACGCCACCCGCAGCAGGTCGGGTTCAAGGCCATCCGCGACCGACGAGCACCGCTTGTCAACGACCTCGTGCCCCTTGTACCGGGCGCATGTCCAGAGTCCGCCGGGTGACGACTTGCCGCACTTGGGCGATTCGTCGTGACCAGCGAGGGCCTTGATTGCGTCTTCGATTGTGTAGTCACTCACGGCTAAACTCCTTGTGCTGGAAATCGTGCATCAAACGCCTTTCGTTGTTCATCCGTCCACTCCGGGCACTTCTCCCCGAGCACGCGCGTCATCAGGTCGTAGGGGCGCGGACAGGGACCGTTCCCGTGTTCGCGCCAGAGTTCGCGCGACTCGGCGAAGTTCGCCGCACGCTGGACGCTTGTGCCGTCGTAGGGACAGCGACCGTCATCGTCCACCGCCCACTCGTCAAAGCGCGCGGGGTCCGGGTGACACGCGGCGTCGTACCGCATGAGATCGACGGTTAGCGCAGGTGAGAGACTGCCCCATGACGCGAGGAGCACCATGGTCGGGCTGGGCAGATTGGCGCCGGTCAGGGTGGCGTCGGTCAGGTTGGCATCGGACAGGTCGGCGCCGGTCAGGGTGGCGCCGGTCAGGTTGGCATCGGACAGGTCGGCGTCGCGCAGGTCGGCGCGGGTCAGGTTGGCGCCGGTCAGGGTGGCGCCGGTCAGGTTGGCATCGGACAGGTCGGCGTCGCGCAGGTCGGCGCGAGTCAGGTCGGCGTCGCGCAGGGTGGCGTCGCGCAGGTTGGCGCCGGTCAGGTCGGCGCAGGTCAGTTTGGTGTAGGTCAGGTCGGCGCAGGTCAGTTTGGTGTAGGTCAGGTCGGCGTCGCGCAGGGTGGCGCCGCGCAGGTTGGCGCCGGTCAGGTCGGCGCCGGTCATGTTGGCGCGGGTCAGGTTGGCGCCGGTCAGGTTGGCGTGCCGCCCACTGACTGCGCCAACACACCAGAGCCGATGTAGGCGCAATACCTCGGTGAGCGCGGCAGGGGTAACGCGGGTACCCCACGGCAGAGGGAAGGTCGCATCGCACCCGGCGGGGTCGGCGGTGTAGTCGAGTTGGCCATTGATAATGGCAAGATGTGGGTCACTCACGGCTAAACTCCTTGTGCTGGAAATCGTGCATCAAACGCCTTTCGTTGTTCATCCGTCCACTCCGGGCACTTCTCCCCGAGCACGCGCGTCATCAGGTCGTAGGGGCGCGGACAGGGACCGTTCCCGTGTTCGCGCCAGAGTTCGCGCGACTCGGCGAAGTTCGCCGCACGCTGGACGCTTGTGCCGTCGTAGGGACAGCGACCGTCATCGTCCACCGCCCACTCGTCAAAGCGCGCGGGGTCCGGGTGACACGCGGCGTCGTACCGCATGAGATCGACGGTCAGCGCGGGCGAGAGGCTGCCCCATGACGCGAGGAGCACCATGGTTGGGCTGGGCAGGTCGGCGCGGGTCAGGGTGGCGCCGCGCAGGTCGGCGCCGCGCAGGTCGGCACCGAACAGGTCGGCGTCGGTCATGTTGGCGCCGCGCAGGTCGGCACCGAACAGGTCGGCACCGAACAGGTCGGCGCCGGTCAGGTTGGCGCCGGTCAGGTTGGCGCGGGTCAGGGTGGCGCCGCGCAGGTAGGCGTCGCGCAGGTTGGCGCGGGTCAGGGTGGCGTCGCGCAGGTCGGCGCGAGTCAGGGTGGCGCCGCGCAGGTAGGCGCCGGTCAGGGTGGCGCCGGTCAGGTTGGCATCGGACAGGTTGGCATCGGACAGGTCGGCGCCGGACAGGTCGGCGCCGGTCAGGTTGGCGCGGGTCAGGTTGGCGCCGGTCAGGTTGGCGTGCCGCCCACTGACTGCGCCAACACACCAGAGCCGGTGTAGGCGCAATACCTCGGCAAGCGCCGCGACAGTGACGCGGGTACCCCACGGCAGAGGGAAGGTCGCATCGCACCCGGCGGGGTCGGCGGTGTAGTCAAGTTGGCCATTGAGGATGGCGAGACGGGGGCTATTCACGGCTAAACTCCTCATGCGCCCCAACGAGCGCGGCGGTAATGGCGGTCCAACCGCCGGGAACGTGGTCAACGATGCCGTCCGCCACGTCCTGAATGTCGGCGGTTTCGTTCGCGCAATCGGCGATCAACCTGTCGAGGCGCGTTGGGGTGCCGCCGATGCAGTTCTCACGGACGTATGCCCACCACCCGGCGTTAGTAGGCAAGCGGTTCGCCACGCCAGACCAAAGGCACGCCACGTCCATGAACCACGGCTGGCGCGACTCAACCGGGACGAGCACCAATATAGACAGCATCGACCGCCCGAACAACTCGTCAACGTCGCCACGGTCCTCGGGCACTTCGGACAGGATGCCGCACGCCATGTAGAGCGCCCGGAGTTGGGATTCGCGGGGGTTCATTGGGCGCCCTTCATGGCATCGTAGGCCCACTCGGATGGCGCTCCGATTGCGACGTTGGCGGCGGTGACAACGACCCACTTGGGGGCTTCCGTGAACGATGACATCGTGAGGCGCGCAACGAGGCTCCGCCCGTCGTGAACCCAAACGTGCGACTGCTGCATCGACTTCCACCCATCCGGCGCCGCGCTCGCATCCCACACGGCGCAACGGGCGCGGGATTGCCAGAGGTCGCGCTCTTGCTCGACACGGGCAACCTCTTCGCCATATCTCATATTGCGAAGTTGGTCGTTTGCGGTATCGAGCGCGGCCCGTGCTTCGTCGCGCGAGATGATCAGGCGCGACGTTGAATCCTGCTCCACCTTGTAGTGCTGCTTCCGCTGGTCGCGCTCGGCTTCGATTGCGCGGGCATGGGCGCGGGCTTCGTCGAGCGAGATGATCAGGTGGGCAACTTCGGATTCGGTGTTCATGTTGACTCCGTGGTTCATGTGGGCCGTTCTTGACCTCACCCGCAAACTGTACCGCGCCACCGTTAGAGCGTCAAGTAGATTTTGCGAACGAGGGTGAGCAGGGTAGACTACGGCATGATCATCGTACACCGTCGCGACATCAAAAAGCCTGATTGGACCCTCGGCACGTTGGCGATCATCTACGACGGCAAGGTGGACGAATCACCGTTCGGGTACATCGCCGAGGACACCGACCGGGGGCTGACCTCCACGATGCCGCTCGCCGAGATCCAGCGGGTCAAGGTCAAGGCCAGGACCGCGATTCCATATGGGGAGTACGTCGTCAAGTTCACATGGTCGAACAAGTACCAACGCGAGATGCCGCTGCTGTTCGACGTACCAGGGTTCAGGGGGATTCGCGTACATCCCGGCAACGACGCCGGCGATACCGAGGGTTGCGTTTGCCCTGCGCTCGCCCGCAACGAGGCGAAGGGCACCACGTCCAAGAGTAAGCAGGCGACCGAGTGGCTACACGCCGAGATCCGAAAGTGCGAGGCGCGCGGGGAGGAGGTCAAGTGGCGGATCGTCCAATGAAACCACTCACCCCCGCCGAGCAACAACGCGCCCGCGAGCACGACCTTCGGATGCTTGCGGCGCGTGCTGCGGGCGAGTTCGTTCCACCGCCGCTACCGTGTGGGTGTCGAGGTGGGCGAGATTGCGAGCGGTGTAAGTTCCCGTAGCGACTACTCGCCACCCTCCCGAGCCCGCTTCTCACGTTCGGCCGCCGCTCGCAGGTAGTCCGAAACCGTCTCACCCGGTCGCAACGGCATCGCGCCGACGTTCCTGATTCGCACCGTGGCCGCCGTACCTTGGGGCCGTTCGTATGCGGGTGCGTCGGCGATGTCGGCCACCTCGGCGACAACACGACGCGGCACCCCCAACGCTTCGGCCACGGTCGTATCGGGCACTCGACCGAGTAGCATCCGAATCCGGCGCGCTTGATCGTCGGTGTACGAGCGACCGGCGTGGCGGGGGATGCCGGCCTGATTGCGCAGTTGGCTGACGTACTGCTTCGACAACCCCGACCGACGCGCAAGTTCGGCGTCGGGCATCGTGCCGAGTAGAGGTGTGATCTGTTCGCGGTTCATGGCTCCCCCGTACCGCGAACCCGACCGACCGTCAACCATTCCGCCGGCAACCAATCGCGCGACTCGCCATCGAAGGCACGACGCGCGACACGGATGGGGCCGACTTGCGCCGCGAGCACGATGAATCGCTGGTCGTCAAGTTCGCCGGGGTAGCGCCGAAACCACAAGAACGGCCCGGTCGTTTCGGGTCCGGGGGTGCGCTCCATGTTGAGGATGATCGCGACCTTGCCGCGTGCCGAGTCGCCCCACACGCCGGTTTCGGGGCGGACCTCTACGGTCCACTGGGCGGCGGTTGGGTTGAGGATCATGGGGTTGTCTTCGGCGGGAATCGGGTTGCACAGTCGGCGCGGATGAACGCCAACGTGTCGGAAGAAATTTTCGCGACAGGGTTTGGCGCCGGCAGATGCAACAGCGGACGCGCCAACTCTGCCTCTGGCCACGTTTCAAGCAATTCTTCAAACGAACGAGAGGCATCAATCAGGTCGTTGTACATCTCGCGCTTGTAGTCCTGTGCCGATTTGCGGCGGTCCACAAGTTTGGCCCACACATCAATCAGGGCGTAGACGGGGTGCCCTTCCGGCAAGGTGAGATGGTCCGTGTGTGTGTGGTTGTGGTCCACCGGCAAGAGGCGCGGTACGACAAGGTTTGCACGCTTGTAAGCGTTATACTTTGAGTCATCCCACCGCACGTAAACATGCGAGTGCTCCGACGCGAGGCGGTATCGGTACAGAACCGCCATATCGGAAAGCGGGAACGCACGGTCCAGCAGGGGCACGATCTCCGCGTTGAGCGCCGTCAAGGCAGCAGAAACCGCCTCGTCTGCTTCAGGTGTCGCAACGACGGACTTCGCGAAGTTCTTCAGGATCTCGCGGTGCCGGGCGAGAAGTCGAGTTTTGGCCATTAGATACTCCAATCGGTTGATGTGAATTGAGTGTGACAAGTGGTGGGGTTGAGGATCATTCGACACCCCGCGATTTGGCGTAGGCGCGGAGGGCTTCGAGTTCGGTGGGGTACGTGAGCGGGTACTCGAACACATGCCAGTCGTCAAGTCCGTGCCGCCATACCCGATTCGCCCCCGTTTCCGCAACTGACCAACAGTCGGTTGCGTGCCGGTCGCGAACCAACCCCAACCGCGCCGCCAACGCCGCGCACTCGTCCACGGGATCGGCTGCGGGTTCGAGCGCCATCGTATCCGCCCACGCCTCCCGAATCGCCAACACGGCGCGGTCCAGGTCGGCGAACAGCGAACGGGCGTGGTCATCGTCACGGGCGTATTCGAGTTGGGTGAGAACGTCGGTGGCGGCGGTCAGGGTAGTGGTTTGGGCGGCGTTCATTCCGCACCCCCGCCCGCACCGAACGGACTCGCGCGGAAGTCGGCCATGAGCGGCGAGTCGGCGGCAAGCAACTTCGATTCAAACGCAGCCAACGTCGGGCCGTCCCACTTGGAGATCGGCGCGGCGTCGGGCTTTCGCGCGGCGTACCAGTCGGCCACGTCGGCGGCGCTGACGTTGCGGGTCGCGAGGGTGGCGGTGAATGATTCGTAGGTGGTGGATGGCGCCGCTGTAGGGGCACTCGCAGCCACCGTAAGCGGCTCGACGGTGTACGGGGCACGTTGACCGCGCGTGACCGTCAACGCGATTGTGGCGCGCTTGCTGATGTGGCTCATGTGCGAGATCCGAATCCCGCCGACCGCATCGCCGCCGAACCTTACGGACGGGTCGCGCTTCAACGTGAGCGACCGGCCGATCCACACCGCCGCGTTCGGCCCCCATTCGGCGGCCAACACGCGCATCATGGACTTGCACGGGCGGTAGGGTTTGTGCCCCTCCAACTGAATCGACAGCGGTTGTTGCCCCTTCTCACCAGTCACCTTCTGCAAGTTGATGCCGGTGATCTTGACGGTGATGGGGCCGGCGATCAGGTCGTCGGCATTGATCTGATCTGACTTCGGCGCCATCGCGGCGCGGACATCGTAGACTTCACTCATTGGTGGGTTCCTCCTCAAAGATGATTTCGGGGTTCTGCTTTGCCCACTCGGGCAGGGTGTAGCACTGTTTGTCGGGGTAGCGTCCGGGCCACTCGTTGCGCTCGGTGCACTCCTTGACCTTGGCCAGAAGTTCGGCGACCTTCTTCGCGCCATACTCCATCGCTTCGGAGTCGAGCACGAACACCCCCACGTCATAGGGCGCCTTCGATTCGACCGCGATGATCACGCAGTCCGGTTCGCGCACCCAAATGCCAGACGCCATCGCGCCATTACGATAGTGCGCGAGTTGGCACGGATAGCCGAACTTGAACACCGACGACTGAAAGCCGCGCGGCGAAAGGTCGGCGGCGGACTTCAGGTCAACAACGGCGCACCAATGCGACAGGAAGTCAGCGCGCGCCTTGCACACGAGCCCCGTCGCCTCGTCTGTCCACACAAGCGTCTGTTCAGCCTTGCCGCGCGGGTTCAGGTACTCACACGCCGTCTTGTTCGCCAACACCGCCGCCGCCATTCCTTGTGCGCGTTCGAGTTGGTTGACGGTGAGGATCGTCATGTGCTCGTGTGCCGCCTTGAATGCCCTCCACTCGTTCGAGTTGCGCGCCTTCTCCCACACGACATAGAGCGAATCGAATGTCTCGGGCTCGAACGTGAGCGAGTGCGCCGCCCGACCGAGGCGCATCGGGTCCGTCTCTTCCGTGGTCGCCGAGTGGTAGTGCAGCGGCGACACGTCCATCTTTTTGAGCCGCGACCAGTTCACACCCGGAAGCGCGCAGTAGTCGCGGAAGGACATCGTGAGCGGGTCGGCGGGGTTTTGGGTGTGCTCGCTCACGCCGCACCCCCAACCGTGGCCTTGGCCTTGGCCCGAATCTCGGTCGTGAACACAACCACCGTTTCGGAGTACCACGAGAAGGTTACGCCGCACGCCGAACACGTCGCGTTACCCACGGCCCACCCTTGCTCGGGATCGTGCTTGACCGTATCGCTCTGATTCATCTCGCACGCCGGACACTTCGGAACCGGCGTCAATCGCGCGTTCAGGTTCATCGTTCGCTCCTTGTGCCCTACCTGTACCGCGCGCCCGTTAGCGCGTCAAGTAGATTGTGGAGCGGGCACCCACAACCGCGCGAACGCCGCCTGAATCTGGATCAACAGGTCCATGATCCGTGGGTCGTGACCGTAGAAGGATTCGGCGTAGTCAGGCGATCCGGTCGTATCCTCCACGTCATCGAGGAAGCGGCGGACTTCTACCTCGTCGCTGGCGTACACATCCTCCGCATCGTCAGCCAAACGCAGGAAATCGGCCTTACATTCGTCGTTTCCCTCGGCTTGCTCGCGAAGGTATGTCGCTGCCTGTTCCGGGATAAACACCGTCGGCACACGGAACTTCTCGGCCATGTAGGAGGGGGTCAAGCGCCGGCCCTTGCTTGCAAACCACTCCGGACCGTACCCGCCAACGGAGATCAGCCCGTTCTCGGCGGGGCAAAGGTCGCCGTGGATCACGATGTAGCCGCCGGGCAGGAACGCGATCCGGGTGGATTGCATCTCGCCGCCGGTTGGTGGGGTGAGGCGGACAAGCAGCACGCCGGCTGTGTCAACGAGGGTGGTCAGGGTGTAGTCGGTCATTGGTTGCTCCGTGAGGGTGAGGGTGAAGCCCGCCGCCCGAACGCGAGAGGATCGCGGGGCGGCGGGCGAGTGGCAGGTTACTTGTAGATGGTGTGCCCGCATGTTGGGCACCGCTTGACCGCCGGTCGCTCCAAGGGCACTTCACGCCGTCGGATAACGGGCACAGGGATGTCCTCGGGCGGGTTGTCGCGGATGGATTGCTCGCGGCGTCGGATGTCATCGGGAGTTTCTTTCACGCCAACCCTCGCTCACGAGCCAACCGGCCGATCACTTCAGCCGCCGCGTCGTTGCCTTCGTTGACCATCTCGGCCAAGATGTCGTCAATGCGGGCGCGCTCGTAGTCAACGGCACCTTGCGCCGCCTTGTGAATCGAGATGCCGAGGTTCCGCATCTCCCGAACCTGCTCGCGGAGTGCGGTGACTTCGGCATAGGCGCGGTTGTAGTCCTCGACAACGGCGGCAAGGGTAGACCACGGTGTCAGCGGCGCGAACCGGGACAGTACGAACCCCGCCCCACATTCCTTGCACGACCAACCGCCATCGTGGGCGGCAACTTCGAGGTGGGCGCAAACAGGGGTGCTCATTCTTCACTCCAAGGCAAATGACGGGGGTAAAATTCGTGGACCCTCTCCCGATGCAGGCGGGCCACTTCGGCGGCGTCAACGAGGGATTTAGAAGTACCCGCCCGCGTAAGGGTCGGCGTCGTCGGGCAGGTTGTGAGCGCGCTTGTACTCGGTCCACTCGCGGTCTTCGGCGTTCCAGCATTGTCGCAGGTAGATGAGCGCGGGCTGACTGCGGAGGATGGCAAGGACTCGGCGTAGGCGAGGACTGATTCGGGCCATGGTGCTCCCATCATGTAGTTGCCAAGGTCCGCCCACACGGAATGTGTAGGCGCGACCGTTGGCGGCTGGTTGAAGAGGTTTAGCTGACCCATGACGCCACCAAAGCCCGCGCCTTCTCCGTCGGGAATCGCGCCGAGGGGGTAAGCACAATTCCCCATTCAACGAGGTTTGCCCATAGTGCCTTCGCTCGTCCGCTGGGTGCTCGTCCAATCACGTCCGCCACGGTAGCCGGCCCTTTCGCCACCACCCTGATCATCGTCTCGTAGGTGGCACCAAACTTGACGTGGTGGCCGCCGAACACGAGCGGGCCGGTGGAGGAGATAGACGACCGCGACGGATGGTGCGCCGAACCGCTCGCCCGCAACGCCTCCGCAAGCCCGTCACGGTTCATGCGCTCGATGAACCACGCGGCCAATACCGGACCCGTGCGCGCCTCCAGGTAGCCCGCTTCGGCCAACCGCCGCACGATCCGCGAGGTCTGCTCACGGGTCTTGCGGGTGTGCTCGTTGCGGGCGTCGGCGTAGGCGCGGATCTCGGCGTAGCTGCGAAACGCGGTCAAGCGTCGAGGCGGCGGAAACGCATGGGCGGCCAGCGTTTCGATCGTCTCTTCGCCGGGGGTTGCGCAGATGAGGGCGAGGATTGCGGCGGTTGGGGTGTTGGCGCGGGGGGAGATCATCGCCTATCCGAACAGGCTCGGCTGGCGCTTGGCCTTGGACGCCGCTTCAAGATTGCGCGCGTTCTGTTCGTAGTACGACCGCTTCAATTCTGCGCCGACGAACTTCCTGCCCATCGAGATCGCGACGTGACCCTCGGACCCGATGCCCGAGAATGGCGACAACACCGTATCGCCCGCGTTCGACCACATCCTGACACCGCGACGGATGACCTCCAACTGAAGCGGGCAGATGTGGCGTTCATCGTTCTCTTCACGCGCGCTCATGTATTGGAGCGTGTCGGACGGGTTGACATCCATCCACACGTCGTGCGGGGTGACGGGTTCTCCGTTGTGGTCAATGATCATCGCGCGCTCGGTCGCCCAATCGTCCGTCGGGAACGTCGAATCCGGCCACACGGGAGACGCAAGGTGCTGCCACTCCTTGACCGGAAACGTCGCGTCCGTGTGGCTGACGGGTTCGGGGTTGTCGCCGGGTTTGCGCATGGTCACGAAGTAGTCGGGGATCCCTTGGCGGGACATGCACGAGTCCTTCTTGATCTGCTTGTGGAGCAACCCGAGGGCCTTGGTGCGCTGCATGGCGGTAACAGGATCCTTCCAGATCACGACTTCGGAGTGGTAGATCCATCCGTGCTTGACGAACTGCGCAATAAGCGCGCCCCGGAAGTCGCTGATTCCGATGTACCCGTCGCGCGCCTTGGACGTGGGCAGGTTCATGCAATGGAACGAAAGCAGTCGGCCGGGCTTGGTGACGCGGAGAAGTTCGGGGATAAGGTGCGCAAAGTGATCCGCGAATTCGCCTTGGTCTTTGCAATTGCCAAGGTCGCGCGGGGAGGACGAGTAGGTGTAGAGACTGGCGAACGGCGGAGAGAACACCGTGTATCCAATCGACTCGGACGGAAGGCCGCGAAGCACCTCGATGCAGTCGGCGTTGTAGAGAGCGTAGTCGTCGCTCACGGACTGGTCCATGACGTTGACGGCGGGGGATTGGGGTTTCATGAGAGCCATGCGGGGATCCTCATCTTCTGATTGGGGTTGTACGGGTTCCAGTTGCGTTGTCCACCACGGACGCCGCTCATCACAATATCCTTGACGAACGCCGACGTTTCAAGTGCCAACCGGTCAGCGTCGGCTTCTTTGCGCCGGTAGTTGTCTACGATCGCCTGTTCGGTCGCGGCACGGATGACGTGAACATTCACGTTGTTCTTCTGGCCGAATCGCCACGAACGGCGAACGGCTTGGTAGGTCTGTTCGTAGGAGTGAGATGCGCCGACGAACACCTGATCCGCGCATCGTTGGAAGTTCAGACCGAACCCGCAGATCGAAGGCTTCGACACGAGCACCCGGTACTTGCCGTCGGCGAACCCAAGCAAACGCTCGGTCTTCACGTCCGGGTCGTCGGAGCCCTTGACCTGGACAGCACCCGGAATCGCGGCGGTCACCTGATCCGCTTCGTCGTTCAGTTCGCACCACACGAGCACGGGTCGATCAATCGTGGCAATGTCGGCGGCCATGCGGACACGCTCGGCCATGGTCGCGCGACGTGTTGCACGTTGGGCGTTCAGCGATTCGGCTTGTGGCGCGAACAGGAACCCTTCCGAATGAAACTGCGCATGGTCCACGTTGACGACGTGTTCGTGCCATTGGATCGGCGGCAGGTTGTACGCGCCGTCGTCGTAGCCGAGGTCCGACGGGCGACTAACGATAGCACCCCACGAACATACCCACTTCCAGAACGCGGTTTCAGCGTGGCCCTTCAACCGCCAGTCTTGGGTAGACCCGCCGTCATGCACGAAGAACTCGGAGAGCATTTCGACGCGCGACTGAATCCCCAAGAATTCGGAATGGTTGCCAAGCTCCGTGTAATCGTTCGGTGCCGGGGTTGCCGTGCACGCGAGTCGGTATGGGGTATCGGCGAACCCGTCAACGAGCGCGTTACGGGTCGAACCGTTGAACGACTTCAAGATCGAAGACTCGTCAAGGACTACGCCGGTAAACTGCGACAGGTCGAATCGGTGGAGAAGTTCGTAGTTTGTCACCACGATTCGTGCGCCGTTGTCTTCGCGGCACACGGGCGCGTCCACGTCAATCACACTGGCCTCACGCGACCATTGCTCGGCGACAGCGAGCGGGGTGGCGACCAACACGCGGCCCTCTGCGGCTACCTGCCCAGCCCACTCGGCGGCCATGCGGGTCTTGCCAAGCCCAGTTTGAGCAAACACGGCGGCGTGGCCCATGGCAAGCGCCCACCGTACGATGTCGCCCTGAAACGGGAACAGCCGTTCGTCAACCTCATCGTACGGAAGACCGGTAAACCGGACATTCCTCGACTTGGTAGAGATGAAGTCTTCGTATTCCATCACCTACTCCAACCGCATCGGCATGATGACAAACAAGGCCGACGAATCGTCCGCGTTGTCGAGGATGATCGGCGACAACGCATCTCCGATCTGAAACCGAACCGACTCGCCCGAGCATGAAGACAGCGCATCGCCAAGGATGCGTGGCGACATCCCGAGAGTGATGGGCGTTCCGGTAAGTTCGGCGTCCATTTCTGCCGTGCCCTGGTTGACCCCACCGTCACGCTTGCGAGCGACGAACTTGACCCCGTCTTCGCCGAACGCAACATCAAGCGTCACCACGTCGAACACCGACAGGCGCTTGACCGTATCCGCCATGGTTTGACGGTCGAACGAAACCGACCGCTTGAACGCCGTGGGGATGACCTGCCGATATTCAGGGAAATCCACTTCAGCGAGGTTCATTGTCAACTTGGCGCCGTCGATGCTCGCGATCATGGCACGGTTGCGGTCGAATGCGAGGGCAACATCCCCGGCGAACCCTTCGACCATGCTGCGAATCTCGACAATGGCGGCGCGGGGAATGAACACCTTGCGCGGCGCGTTGCCCGAGCACGGACACTCGGACCACGCGAGGCGGTTTCCGTCGGTTGTGACGAACCGCAACATGCCGGCGGTGCTCGTGTCAAGGTAGGCGCCGTCGAGGTTCAACTTTGACCCGCTTTCGGCCATCGATAGAAACACGGCGTTGATCACGCGGAGAAGGTCGGGGCCTGCCACGGTCATGCGCGCGTTGACATCGACCTTGGCGAGCCCCGGATGGTCGGCGGGGTCTTGGGTGCCGATCGTTGCTTTCGACTTGCCGGCGGACAAGGTAAGGCGCAGGTTCGTCGTGTTCAGCGACATCGAGATCGGCCCGACCGGGAGCGACTTGATCGCCATGAGAAGGTCGGCGGCAGGAACCGCAGCACGGCCACGTTCCGACACATTTGCGGTGTACTGGCCCTCGAAGCCCATGCCAATCTGCATGGCACTTGCATCAATGCCGTCAGCGGTAACGTCGAGAATGACGCAACCGAGCACGGGGCTGGACGCCTTTGGTGCAACGATGGCCTTGGCGCGCGTTGCGATTGCGGTGAGTTCGTCGCGAGTGATGATGAGGTTCACGAGTTGGCTTCCTTGTTGAGTTGGGCGATGCTCTCTTTCAGAGCGTTGTACTTGTTGGTGAGGGCCGACAGTTCGTCTTGAACTTCTTCAAGGTCGGACTTGGCAGACTCGGCGCGGACGGTTGCGCTGTCTCGTTCTTCGATTGCCTCCTCAAACGTATTGAGCAGGTACTCTGCTTCTTCTTCGGTCAGATGGCCGACGTAGGTGGGCGCGCGTTGACGGGCGCGCAGGTTCTCGCGGATACGGGTGACGGTCGTTTGGTAGTCTCGGTCAGCGGAGAGCGCGTCTACCTCGCCAGGGGTTTTCAGATTCATTCTTGCCTCGCCCCCACACCGTACCGCGCCACCGTTCGCGCGTCAACTAAACCGGGGCCGCTTTTTTATCGGTCACCCGGATTTCGATCCCGTACACCTTCGCGCCCACTTTCCGTTGCGCGTACTGCCACACAATGCCGGGGTTGTTGTCCGCGAACCCCAACCACGTCGCGACCTCATCCCGGCACGCCTTGAACGCGCTCGCCAAGTTGTCGTCGTCCAATGCGCGCGGGGCAATGCGTGTCAACGTCACGACAACGGGCAAGGGTGGGCGCGGTTTGCCTCCGATGTAGACCCTCACCGCCGTTCGTTGCGCCTTCACGCGTCGGGCCTTTGCGGTCCAGTGTTCGCGCAGGTTCGCGCACGAGGGCAGTCGTAAGGGGATGAGGATGGTCACCGCCCACCACCCAACGCCGCGCCCAACATCCCCGCCAGCATCTCCACGCGCTCGGCAAGGGTCAAGCGTCGGCCCTCACGCCACCGTGGAACGTCGGCCTCATTCAGCGCGTCGTGCGCCTCGGACATCGCCCTACATGCGGCGTCGGCGCGCTTGATGGCCCGTTGCTCGCCGTCCTGATTGCTCGGCGTGAACACGGGCAGGCGGTAGGTGTCGGCCCGTCCACGTCGTTCGCCGCGCTCCAACCGACCGGCAGCGACCAACCGGGTGAACGCGTGGGCGACGTTCTGCGGCGTCGTGCCCATGGAGGCGGCGACTTCCACCGTTGTTGCGCACCCTCGATGCGCGACGAACTTCAGCACGCTTTCGCCGAGTTCGCCGAACGTGCGGGTTTGGCGCTTGGGGAGGGGGAGGAATTGCGGTAGTTGGGCGGTCACTGTTTGCTCCATTGTTGGTCGTCGTCACTCGGCACCGGCAGCCCATTCGCCGTGCACCACGTCGGCAGATTGTCCGTCGAATCGGCGCCGCGATCGGTCAGGATACGCCAGTCGCCGTCGAACAGGGACCACGCGACAAGGGCGAAGGGCTCGGCGTGGTGGAGGACACGGGCGTCGTGGGGGTTGCAGGGGTTGTTTCGGGTCCAACTCATGCCGCCACCGACGTGCGCCGAATCGCGCACATGACACCCGCCGCCGTTCGCGCGTCGGTCAACGCCCGGTGAGCATCGCCGACCACGGGCACCTCGAAGAACTCGGCAGCGGCGGACAGTTTGGGCCACCGGTAGCGCCCATTCCGACGATCTCCAAGCAACCCCTCGGCGCCCATGATCTCGGATGCGCGGTCCATAATGCACGACGCCCATCGGTCCCACGCCCAACCCATACGGGCAAGCATGGGGCGGTCGAAGGCTACGTTGAACGCACTGGCGTAGGGCCGGAAGCGGTCAGACACCAACGGGTCGCCCAACTCCACGATCCACGAATCAAGGCGGGCACACACGGTCGCAGCGTCGGGAGCGTCGGTCAGCATCTCGCGGGTGATGTGGTTGATCGCCAACGCACCATCAGCCCGTTCGTCGAGGATGTCGGGCAACACGAACGACTCGAACGCGGCGACCTCGGACCCATCGCACCCAATGAGTACGGCACCGACCTCGATCACACGGGACCAATCGCGATCGGCAAACCCGCTCGTCTCGGTGTCGATCACAAGGATAGGCGACTTGAACATTACGGAATGACCTTAGCAAAGGGAATGCCGTCGTCATCCGGCGCACTTCCACCGCCGCCGTACCCACCACCCGAGCCCCCGCCGGACGGCGCGCTGCCACCGTAGCCACCGCCGCCCGACGAACGACCGCCGCCGTACCCGCCTTGGTTGCCGCCGCCGTCGGAGTGGCCGCCAAGGAACTTGACGACTTCGGCGACGACTTCCGTGGTGTAGCGGTCCTTGCCGTCTTTGTCCTGCCATTTGGACGTTTCGAGTCGGCCCTCGACGTACAGTTGTTTGCCCTTCTTGCAGTACTTCGCCACGGATTCGGCCTGCTTTCCCCACACCTTGACGCGGTGCCACTCGGTCACGTCTTCCCAAGCGTCGTTCTTCTTGACGGATCGGGATGTGGCGACGGAGAGGGTGGCAACAGCGGTGCCGCCGGTCGTGGATTTGAGTTCGGGATCTTGCCCGAGGTTGCCGATAAGAGTCACGCGATTGACCATGATTTACTCCTGACGTTTGGTAAGAGGTGACCCACTCCGCGCCTTCTCGTCAGGCACGGTTACCGGTGGGTCAAGCGGTAAGCCAACTGCGCACGTCCAAACATGACCTCCAGTCAAGGCGGCGGCGACGTTCACGGTTGGGCTTTCGAATCGGAGGCACGCCGCCTCGTCCCGGAAAATAGAGCAGTCCACCGACCAATCGTCGGGGTTGGAGAAGTACGCGGCGCTCACGACTCCACGCCGAACACCCGCAACAGGTCCGCCGTTTCGTTGGCCCGGTCGTTGGACACGAGTGCCGTTCCGATGTCGCCCCGTTGCAGCGCCTTGTTGCGGTCGAACTCGGCGGCGACACGTTGCGCCAACAGGTAGCGGAGCAGGTGCCATGGGGAGGATCGGGGGAGTTTGCCGGAGGTCATGCGAACGACCCAACCCGCGCCGTGGGGTAGTCATCGTGGATCACGCCGTCGAGGGCGCGCCCGGCGGCTTTCTTGCCGACCCACACCATCGGGTCGCTGGACTCGCCGAACGCTGGCGCCCACTCCCCCCACTGTTTGAAGATCAACGGTACGCCCGCAGACAACGCGAGGTCGCGAATCTCACGCGCCCACTCGGGGTGCATCGGACGCGCCTTGGGTCCACTCTCGCCGCCGAGGATGATCCAGTCGATGCGGCCGGATTCCACCACATCGCGGATCGCGTCGGCGACACCGGGCGCCCACAACGGCTCAATCGACAGGAACCGAACCACGGCCGACACCTCGATCAATGCGCGGGCACGGTCGGCGCCCTTGGGGTTTCCGACGCTCGTACCCAACCACACGTTCGGCCAACCTTCGGCAGTCCAATCGGACGGGAGTGCCGTCCGCCAATCGCGCTTTGAGAGGATCTGAAACGACAGGTCCGGGCGCTTCTTGACGTTCGCCCACGCACCTTGCAAGTGCGGCGCGGCGTCAGGGTGGCCCCAATCGGACCAGGACGCCGAGAACACCTTGGAGCCCGGCGGAAACTTCTTGGGGTTGAGGATGCTGTTGAACGTGGACGCTGCCGAACGAACCACAGTCGTCGGATCCTGCCCATACCGCTCCTTGTCGCGGTACATGTAGCAGAACTTGCAGTCGCCATCGACCTTGGTACAGCCCTGAAACGGGTTCCAGGTTGCGTCGGTCCACTCGATCGCGGTTTTTTCAGCCACGGTTCACCTCGTTGTTGTCTTCGGACACGCCCGCGCACGCCTTCGCAAGTTCCACGAACTCGATGCCGAGCGCGTTCGCCACCCGCATCCGGATGCCATCGCGGGGATGAGACGCCCCCCGCAACCAATCGCCCGCCGTTTGCGGGCTGATGTAGACCCCGCCCGCGTCAAGGCGAGCGGTCAGAACGGCGCGGGTGCTGAACCCGTGGCGGCGCAAGAGGAGCGCAAAGGCGGTGGGTGCTTCCATGTTGAGAGTCTACCGCCAACCATCCGAGCGCGCAAGAAACGAGTAGACAAAAGTTTGTTCGCTTTGTCGCTTGACCTCCGAACCGGCGCGCGGTACGGTCGGGGCATGGAAACGCTCGCCCTCTTCGCCGCAGTCATCATCCTCGCATCGGTCGTCTCTTTCGCCCGTCGCGAACACAACCGCCAACCAGGAACCGACATGCACGCCGACATCGACACACCGCGCAAGTACACGCACACGCGCATTGACATCGAGAGCCCCGAGGACAAGCACCGCGCTCGGATTGACTTCATCGCAGCGCAGGACCGCATCGAGTGGCACACGTTGACCGACGCCGACATCCGCGACCTTTGCGACCACCCGGAAGCGTCGGTACGGGCTCGGAAAGCGTTGGCGAAACGGATGGCGGCGCGTCGGCGTGTCTTGACGCAAACGGAGACGAAATGAGCACTACCACCAAGCACACGCCTGAACCTTGGGCAACGATGTACTGCGACGGCGACAAGTATGTGACCGTTTCCGACGACAATCTCGGGACAATCGCGTGCTTTCCGATTCGGAATGCGCCGTCGTACCCGCACAACGAGAATGCCGCCCGCGCCGTCGCCTGCGTCAACGCGTGCGCCGGCATCGAAGACCCCGCCGCCGAGTTGGAGCGGTTGCGGGCGGTGGAGGTGTTGGCAAAGACCGTCGCCGATATGAACTGGTTCAAGACTACCGGATTGAACTTTGCCGCAATCTCGGCACTCCGCACCGCCTTGGGTGCCAAGTGAGCCCCGAACGCCGCGCGCACATCGCCAACATCGTCGCGCCCAACCTTCGCGCGTCCGCTCGGCAGGTCACCGGGCCGACGGGGGAGTCGCTGGACAACGCGGCCGATGTGATCCGCGAACTCCTCGACGCCATCGACGCCGCCCAACCCCTCCCCGAAACCCCCGCCGCCGTGTCGAATGACGGCGCATCTGCTGAACCGGAGTAACCATGCCCCCCACCGAACGCCCCATCCTCGTATCTGGCCCGCTCGTTGGCCCCATCCTGCGCGGGGAGAAGACCGTTACGCGGCGGCTGGTCCTGCCCGCGACTGGCAAGCAGTCCACGTGGTTGAGCCCTGAAATGATCACCGGGTCGCCTCGGTTGACTATGGCACTCGCGAAGGACCGCACCGGAGCCCAAATGGAGCACCCGCAAGGCGGCCCGCTTGGGTGGGTACCGTGCCCCTTTGGTGCCGTCGGGGATGTGCTTTGGGTGCGGGAAACGTGGAGCCACACCGGCGACGACGTGTGGTCACCGAATGACTCCCGTACCGCCACGAACGGGAAACTTCTCTACCGCGCCGATGGTGAGCCCCCCGGCGTTGGCTGGTTCCCCTCAATCCACATGCCCCGATGGGCCGCCCGGATCTTCCTCCGCGTCGAGTCGGTGACGGTGGAACGGGTGCAGGACATCACGGAGGAGGATGCGCGGCGCGAAGGGGTCGCCCCGCTCTGCACGCATCCCAACGCGGTGCTGCCCGGTGCGTGCGAGGACTGCATGAACACTGGCTACAGCTACCCACCGCTCCTTGCGTTTATGGAGATGTGGGACTCCCTCGCCCCCGCCGGATCGAAGTGGGCGAACAATCCTTGGGTGTGGCGGATTGCGTTCAGGCGGGTGTCGTTGTGACCCCAGCCTTTCCGCCACCCGACCGCCAACCCTCGCCGACCGAAACCGCGATCCGCACCGCGCTCGCCAACGGTCGCCGCTTGTCGCCGGGCCGAATCGCGCAACTGACCGGCACGACCTACGAGGGTATCCGAAAAACCGTCAAGCGCATGATCGACCGGGGCGAGCTTGCATCGTCGGGGGCGCGGGGCGAGATGCGGTGCTGGTTGGTGACGCCATGACCCGCGCTATTGTCCTCGACTACCTCACCGCGCGAGGTGTCCCCGTGACGCCATCGACCATCGCCCGCCACGTCGGGCGCGGTGTGCGGTCGGTCATCTACGCGCTCCACTGTCTGCGTGAGTCGGGGCAGGTGGAGCGCGTCGGGGTTGAGCGTGAGTATCGGTGGCGGGTTGTTGACCTTCCTGTCGCCATCCGTTAGGCTCCCTGTAGTCGGGCCAACCCCCGGCGACACCTTCACCTCTGAACCGAAGTCTTGCAGCTACCCGGTTCGTCCGCTCCCTCGGGGTTCAATGGAATCCCACCCTGCGCGCCCCGTTTCCCGTCTGCAAGCGGGAGGCGGGGCGCCTTCGGTTTTGGAACGACCATGAGCACCGACGAATACGAATCGATTGAGGCATGGGCGGCGCTGAATCTCTACGAAGCAGCGAACGCCCTCCGCATGAGCAAGAGTGGGTCAAGTGACCCGCTCGCTGATGAGGACGAGGCGACGATCCGCCGCGTGCTTGTTGAGCGCGTGGGCGACGGATGGCGCGAACGCCCGACATCATGGAAGCGCGCCGACAATGCCCTACGGTTGTTTGTTTGGGCCGCACTTGCAGAGACGGCAACGCGGCACCTTGCCCCGCCGAACTGGCACACGTTCTGCGGCATCGACGCCGGCGAACGAGTGAACGCCTACGACACGGTTTCGTTTGACGGCTCGCCGGGTTGGTGCGAGTGGTGTCGGTGGCTTGCAGACCACCCGGATCAGGTTGAACCGTGGTGCGTGCCCCCATGATCGGCTGGTTCCGCATTCCCCCTTGGTGTCTCGCCGTCCACAACGAGGAGGCGGCGGTTCGTGCGCGCGCATGGATCTACGTGCTCGGTGCGTGGGATGCCGGCGACGACCCCCCGACCCGTGAGATCCGCCGTGTGACCGGGTTTGGGCAGGGGCGCGCGGATGCCCTTGTTCGTGACGTGGTGGCGTGGGCGATTGAGAATGGAGCCCGTTACCCGGCCCGAGTAGCGGAGCAGCAACGGAGCAGGAGCGGAGCAGGAGCGGAGCAGCCAGACAAAGGAGCAACGCCGAACAACGCGAAGGCTCGGAGCGGCAACGGAGCAGCAACGGAGCAGCAACGGAGCGTCTCGCGCGCGCGGTTCCTTCTTCAAGGAGAGGAGACTGTAGACGTAGACGCAGACCTTGAATTTGCACCGCCTTCCGGCGGCGCACCCACCCCGAACGAGGACGAGCAATGGACCACTACCCAACCGACCCCTACATCGGGCACTTCGCCGGATGCATCTGCTCCCGTTGCGCCGACGTTGCCGCCGACCGCCAATGGGAAGACGACCAGCGCGCCGACTACGACGCCGCCATGCTTGCCGAGTACGACGCAGCAATGGCCGACTACGCCACCGAGTACGAAGCCGACGTTGCCGCTGAAATCCACGCCGACGCCATGGCCGGACTCGCGTTCGGCCGACAGCAACGGGCCGACCAGCGAGACGCCGCCGTTGTTCGGTCGGGCGATTGACGCCGTAAGCCCCACCACCGCCCCCACGACCGCCACCCAAGCGACCCCACCACCCGACCCCGTAGAATCGACGGGCGGGGCACTGGGGCGCCGGAAACGGGCAGCGAAGGGGACCGCGACCGAGAAGCCTCCGAGTCTGCACGCCCGCATCATTGACGAGTGGCACAAGTCCTACCTCGCCGCTCATGGCGAAGAGTACGATTACACGGCCACTTGCGCGAAGAAGATCGGCGGGTTGGTCAAGGGGCAAGCGGCCGACATTGACCTGACCGAATGGCGAGCGGCGTTTGATACCTTCCACGCTAAGCCGTTCGGTGCGTTTCCCGAGGGATACACGGCGTTCGGGTTCGCAATTGACCCGAACAAGTGGCGGCAACTGGCGAAGGCGAACAGGGCTGGCATCGTGACAAGTCGGCCATCGGGTCGGCCCGTCGTTGACTACATGGGCGGGTTCAAAGAACTGGATGAATGGGAACAACACGAAAGGAGTCTCACACAATGATCACCGAACGTCAGGCTATGGCGGCTATGGTCGCGCTCTCCGTCGGCGGACTCAAACCGCCCGACGCTCACGCCATGCCGGCCGACCCGGAGACAGGTTCGCCGCCGGGCCGAGTGCTCGCCGCACGGGTGTACGCTGCTGCGCTGAACTCGATGGGATTGACGCCGGCCGAACTCGAACAGGCGGTGATTGACTACATCGCCGAACCGCAGGAGGGCCAGTACCCGAAGTGCTGGCCGTCTCCGGGGCACCTTGTTGCCCGGACAGGCATCGCACGAACAGCGGCGCAACTTGGAAGCACCGACGAATCCGAAGCGGCGTGGACCCACATGCACCGACGGATGGCGGCGGTCGGCTTCAGCCCTGACCGCGACGTGCCGGCGCGAAACCTCCACTCGGACCCAGCGAAGAACGATGCGCTATTCGTCGCGCTCGAACGATTCGGAGGCGCAGAACGATGGAGGCAGATGCCGAAGGAGGACACGAACCCCATCGGCCACCACGCCGCAAAGAAAGCGTGGACCGCGTGCTTTGTGGCTGCCCGCAAGGCACAAGGCAATAACCCCACCACCGTTCGGCAGATGGTCGAATCCACACGCAAGATGATCGAGGCCCATCGTGACTGACAAGAAGATCCTAAACTGGGAGACAGAGCGCGCGGTGTTGGGTGGGATCATGCTTGCCCCCGAACGGTTGGACGACGTGCGCGAACACCTGTCGGCGCAGCAATTTCACCGCCCGTCGCACCAAGCACTCTACTCGCTGATGTGCGACCTCGCGGACAAGGGCACCCCGCCGGATACGATGCTCTTGCTCGACGCGATGGAGGCGCGCGGGGACACCGAGCGCATGGGGGGGATCTCCTACGTGATTGCCCTCCCCCAAGCGTGTGCATCGGTTGAGCACGTCGGCGACTATGCCAAGCGGGTCGCGGACCTTTCGACGTTGCGGCGGTTGCAGTTGGTCGCCCGTCAGATTGAGGAGCTTGTCGGCGGCGGGGAGGTCAACGCGGCGCAGGCGATGGACGCCGCTTCGACGTTGCTCTACGGCGTGGTCGATGGCGTCGGCGGCGGCAAGGGGTGGGTGCCCATCGCCGACGCGGCCCATCGGCAACTCGAAGAGATCCGCGCGCGTATCGAAAACCCCGGCACCCTTCGCGGGTTCACGACCGGGCTTATCGACCTCGACAAGAAAACCGCCGGGTTTGAGCGTGGGCGCTTCTATGTGGTCGCGGGTCGGCCGGGCATGGGCAAGAGCGCGTTGATGCAGGTGTTCGCCCGCGCCGCCTCGACCCAATGCGGCGTCGGGATCATCACGCTGGAGATGCCCGACAGCGAGATCGCCGAGCGTGCCCTGGTCCAAGAGGCGCGGGTGAGCGCGTCGGCGGTTCGTGACGGGCAGGTGGACGAGCACCAGTGGCGCCGGCTGGTCGATGCGGCGCAAACACTCGCCGACCTTCCGATTCTTGTTGACGACTGTTCGGCGGCGTCGATCTCGCAGATCCGCGCGAAGGCCCGGCGGTTGAAGCAGCAGCGGCCCGACCTTGGCGTGTTGTTCCTTGACTATCTCCAAATCGCAACGGCCGACGTGGGGCGCGGCAACCGAGAGCAGGAGATCAGCAAGATCGCGCGCGGAGGTAAGTCTATCGCGAAAGAGTTGGGAATTGCCGTGGTCTTTCTCGCGCAACTCTCGCGTAAGTGTGAAGACCGAACCGACGCGCGCCCCATGCCGTCGGACCTCCGCGAGTCGGGTGCGGTGGAGCAAGAAGCCGATGTGATCCTCTTGATCTACCGGGATTCCGTCTACAACAAGGATTCGCCGGATGCGGGGGTGGCAGAGATACTGGTAGGGAAGAACCGAAGCGGCACCACGGGCACGGTCAAGGTCGCCTTCCGAGGGCATGAATACACGTTCGCGGATCTCGCGGTTGACCGACCCGAACCACGCCACGAAGAGTACAGGAGCGGCCAATGGTGACCCCCATCCCCCACCCCGCCGCCGGGCACTACCGGACGTGCATGTTCGCTCTCGACCTCTTCCGCCGCCGTCGTTGCACTTGCGCTGAACTCGCGTTGGTGTACGGGCCGAAAGAGCAGGAAGCGCGACTCCTCAAACTTGCGGCGGCGATGGTGCCGGGGGAGAGCAAATGAGACTCGTCACCTGCTCCACCTGCGGCAAGAGTCGCGCCTATCGGACGAAATGCGCCGATTGCGAGGCTCGTTGCGACATGCTGCTATGCACTCTTGACCGGGGCCACGAGGGTCGGCACATCTATCCGGAGTGGTTTGAGCAGGGGTGGTTTAGACCGGCGCCCCCGTTGCGAGTGATAAAGTGAAGATCGTATTGACTCCTTCCGAGATGGTCAGTGCCGGCGCGGTAGGTCTGCAAAGGCACGTCGCCAACATCGCCGCTGGTCGCACGGACAGGCACGGCGCGACACCGGGGGACTTTGCACCACACATCCTCGGCGCGCTTGGCGAGATGGCGACGGCGAAGGCTTTGGGCATGTTTTGGAGCCCGTCGAGCACGTTCGCTACCCGGAACGCGGGCGACCTACCCGGCGGCGTCGAGGTGCGAACCACGGGCCATCCGAGCGGGCGTCTGTTGCTCCACCCATCGGACCCAGATGATCGGCGCTACGTGCTCGTTGTTGCCGCGCCGCCCGTGTTCGAGGTGGTCGGGTGGTTGGTTGGCGCGACGGGCAAGCAAGAGCGTTGGTGGAGCGACCCGAGCGGGAAGGGCAGGCCGGCGTTTTTTGTGGATAGAAAGGCGTTACAGCCGATTACGGAGTGGGAATGATCCTCTGCATAGACGACGACACCGAACGATTCGACGGGCTCCGACGTTGGCTTGAACGTCGCCCTGGTTCGCCCGCGCTTGTGGTCGCGTCGTGTTCGGTGTGTGTGCTCGACCTACTCCCCCGCGCGTCTGTCGTGCTCCTTGACTACGACCTCGACGGGCACGAGGACTGCGAAGGGTGGCGCCCCCGGTTGTGCCCGTATTGCCGCGAGAATCTACCCGACCGCGCCAAGGGGATCGAGTACGTGCCAGAGGTAGCAGTGTCAGGGTTGCCGGTCCTTGTGGTGTCCGCCTCGTACCCCGACAACGTGAAGCGGATGTGCGACAAGTTGCGCGGGTACGGGGTGGACGAGTTGGCCCGGCACTCGGCAACGGAGACGATGCTCGGGCCCGTGTGGGTCGCGCACCTTTGGGCGTGGGGTGTGCTTTGATCGGGTTCACCGGAGCGCGCAAGGGCCTGACCCCCAAGCAGTACCACGCCCTACGCGCCATCCTCGAACGCCGAAAGCCCGGCGAGGTATTCGCGCACGGGGACGCGCTTGGGGCGGACGAGATGGCCCACGGAATCGCAACGGCCCACGGGTTGACCGTCCACCTGTACCCGTGCGACATAGACACGCAGAGGGCCTTCTGTCGCGCCTCGGTCATCCACCCGGCCCGACCCCCGCTCGAACGCAACCGAGCCATTGTAGACGCCGTGGTGGGCCTGTTCGCGTGCCCGTCGTGCGAGGAGCATCCACGGTCGGGAACGTGGGCGACGGTTCGTTACGCTCGCACGCTGGGGCGCCCGGTCGTCATCGTGTGGCCGGACGGAACATCGACGCGCGACTACGGACCCCCTCCGCGCCCGAGTAGCAGCCGACCCCACGATCCGCCGCATCGCTGACCAGTTCGGCGCCACGGTGGAGTCGGTGGAGAGGCACGCGATTACGGCACCCGAACGAGCCCCCACCGTCGAGCCAATCGCACCGTAATCCCGACCCGTAGCGCACGGTCAACCGCTTGACGTGTGACTCCGAGCACCTTCGCGATCTCGGTCGGCCCATCCCCCAACGCCCGCAACAGAGCGCGTGCCTCTTCGAGGGGGATGCGGGGGTCGAGGGAGGTGCGGGGGCGGCCGGCCATCAGGGCACAACCGGCGCAGCGTTCGCCTGCTCGATGGTGCATGGCCCCTGGAGCACCATCGGGACGAAGGTGCTCGAACACGTCACGATCGCGGGCAGCATGCGGCGCTCCTCGCGATACCCGCGCTTTCCGAGGGTCGATTCGCGCGCCGGGCGAAAGGGCATCCAGATCGTGTGGAACGACTTCGACACGTCCTTGACCGCCCACCTCCAACCGAACTGCGTTTGAACCGGGGAGGCGGCGACGACCGCGCCCGTCGCGTTGTCTACGAGTACCCATGCCGGAGCGCCACCGTTACGGATGACCTCGGCGCGCATCTCCATCATCCCGATTCCTGCACCGTTGGCGCGCTCCGAAAGGGCCGAATCGCTGACATCGGCATCGGACCACCGGGAAAGGTTCGCGGCACGTTGCGCCTCGTAGCGAGCGAGTTGGTGGGCGACTTGATCGGCATTGAGGGTGTTGATGTCCATGTTGTCTCCGAGGTTGTTCGCGGGGTCCGTCCCAGCACAAACAGAGTATTCAACCACCTGGACACGCGCAACAAAGAATCAGACGCCGACCAAAAATAAAACGGCCGACCCTCACTACGAGGATCGGCCGCCGGTTCCGCTGGTTGTGGTTCAGCGGCCCCGAAGTTTGCGCCACCCCTTCGCCAAGATCCACCCCTGAACCAACGCGAGCGCGAAGGACAAGGCAAGGATCGTGCACGCGGCGTAGTGGCTGATGAGGGCGTGGTCGGCCATGGTGAGGTGCATTAGTTCGCTCCTTTCGTGGCCTTGACCGCCACCGTAGCCGCCTCAACAGCCACGGTCGCGAGGTGGTAGCAGGTGTCGAGCGCCGGTCCTGTTTGGCCAGCGTCACGAAGGCGGCGGGCTTCGGACATCGCGCGGTCGAAGTTGCGGGCGATGTGGCGGGGGATCATGTGGGCTCCAAGGTCGATGGTTGCACGCCGTCAAGCCCCGACCGGCGAAGGTACGGGGCGGGGCGGGGGAGTGGGGGTTAGGCCGGGATCAGCCAGAAACGGTCATAGACTCGCCCTTCGGCTGATACCATCTCGCAGATCACCGTGCTGGCGACCGTAATCCGCTTGTCACCTTCGGGTGTCATTGCGTAGACCTCGTTCTTGATTCGCATCCCGCCTACTTCGCGCCGACCCTTCGAGTCGGCAACGAGAGCACCAGCACCGTTGCCCTTGAATGAGCGGAGGTCGGTCTTGGTTACTGGGTCGCGGAAGAAGATGCGGGGGCTGGCCATTGTTGACTCCGAGGTTTCTACCGGGACTCCATCGCCCCGGTGAATCCATACTATCCGCGTACTCTGAATGTGCAACAAAGAATCAGACTACACGCCGAAAATAGTTACAGACCGTCGCTCACCACTTCCGAACGATCGGCGCATAACCTGCACCATTCCGTCAACGTGGCGACCGAACACCCGCGCGACTTCGCCTCGTACACGCGCTCGACGGGCACCTGACACCGCGTCGCCTGCACGGTCGATCCACGGGGCAGCAACGCATCAAGGGCCGCAACGACTTCGGCACCCGTAGCTCGCGGCGCTCGCTTCCGACCCGCGCCCGCACGAGCGCCACCAGGGCTCGCGTCGATGTCGATGGGGTCCAGGCCGGCGAATCGGCAGGGGGCGTGTCCGACGGTGGTCCCGTCGCGTCGGAGGCGCACGAACCGGCGGCAGTGGGGGCAGGCTTTCATGGGGTGTTCCTGATTTGCCCGCGCCACCATTCAGCGCGGGCGGTGTGTTGAGAGGCGCGCTCGGTCAGGTCGCATTCGGCGGCGGTCTGACCGGGCCATGTAGGTGCACATCGTACGCCCTCCGCGCGCCATCGCAGGGTCGAGGCGGCCCGTTCGGCGTCCTCGACTACGGCGCGAACGGCGGACGCGCGGAGGGGCACTACAGTGGGCCTCCACGCGGATAGGTCGTTGGGGGTGATCACGGTTGCGCCGCCCGCTCACGCGCTTCGAGCGCCTGCATCCGTTCGCTTGCCTCGCATTCGGCGGACCCGTCGTCAACGCCCCAATACGAGGACCACACCGTCACGCCGTCGCTTATGCGTTGGACGCCCGCACGCCACCCAACGCCGAGTTTTGACCCGGACAAGTACCTGTAGAGGGGTGGTGGCGCGGGCGGTTCCTCCACCTTGGACGCGGTCCACGGCGCGACATGTTCACGCGCCGGGAGCGGTTCGGGTTCGTGGGCTACGTAGTCGGCAGGTACGCCGTGGGACAGGCGCCACGAGCAAGAGGGGCAACGCAAGCCGTCGTGAATGCACGACTCACACGGCGGGCTTATGTGGCAGTAGCAGTCAGCGCCCGCGCAGATTTCTACGCTGGTTCCGCACTCGGGGCAGGGGTCACCTTCGCCGATGTAGGGTTGTTCATTGGTGGTCATGCCGTCTCCAAAGGTTGAGGTTCTGCCCCCGAAAGCCCGACCGGTGAGGGTACGGGGCGAGGTAGAGGAGTGGGGGTTAGGCGACGGTCGCGGCGTTCAACCGGGCCGCTTCTTCGCGGGCGTAGGTCAACGATGCGACACGCTCGCTGCGTTCGGTCTTGCCCGCCGCCGGGTAGTTGACCGACTCCCAAACGATGCGAATGCAACCCTTCGCGCGGGCGCTGATCATCTTGGGCGCGTCGGCATCGGCGGCCATTTCCATGACGGCGCAGTGCTTGTACGCGCTCTTGACCTTCGCCGGCATCTTGGCGGAAGTCTCAATCACAACGAACTTGGAAGCGGCGGGGGAGGTGGTCATTGTTGGCTCCGAGGTTTCTACCGGGACTCCATCGCCCCGGTGAATCAATACTATCTCGGTACTCTGAATCCGCAACAAAGAATCAGACTACACACCGAAAATAGTTACAGCCCGTCGCTCACCACTTCCGAACGATCGGCGCATAACCTGCACCATTCCGTCAACGTGGCGACCGAACACCCGCGCGGCTTCGCCTCGTACACGCGCTCGACGGGCACCTGACACCGCGTCGCATGCACGGTCGATCCACGGGGCAGCAACGCATCAAGGGCCGCAACGACTTCGGCACCCGTAGCTCGCGGCGCTCGCTTCCGACCCGCGCCCGCACGAGCGCCACCAGGGCTCGCGTCGATGTCGATGGGGTCCAGGCCGGCGAATCGGCAGGGGGCGTGTCCGACGGTGGTCCCGTCGCGTCGGAGGCGCACGAACCGGCGGCAGTGGGGGCAGGCTTTCATGGGGTGTTCCTGATTTGCCCGCGCCACCATTCAGCGCGGGCGGTGTGTTGAGAGGCGCGCTCGGTCAGGTCGCATTCGGCGGCGGTCTGACCGGG